AATGAAAAAGTGGGCAACAGAAAACCAAGAACACTATGCCTCGATGATTGAAAAGTCTGTGGCCTTGAAGAAAGAAAATTCAAAATCTCTCTCCGAGGAAGTAATTAAAAACGCGCAAAGAAATGAAGAGTACCTGCACAAAACCTCTTCTAAAAGTTTAAATTTATTTGTATCACCCGAAGGTTTAGAGTTTCAAAGCCCGATATATGCTGCCAAATATTATTCAGAAGATTTGGACTATTGTGTGGTAGAGAACTGGTGCAAACGGGCTCAACATGGTTGGTCTCGGAAGCCTAAACCTTAGCAGTGCGGGATTAACGACCCCGCATGAACATAAACGGAACAGATTGTCATCGACTGGCTGTATGCCCGCCTGCAAGAAAGCATTTATTTCCGTCTGATTAATAGCTTGAAGATTCCGATGACCAATCCTGGTCTGGCTATTATTGAGAATGAAATCCGTACCGTTCTTTCTCAGGCAGAAGCTAACGGCGCTATTGATCGTGGTTGGAGCGTCTCTACCCCAGATGTCTTGAGCATTGATCCGAATCTACGTGCTCAACGAACCGCTGGCGTTTTCGTATTCCGCGCCCGGTTGGCAGGCAGCATTCGCCGAATTGAGATTGAGGGTTACCTTTCCGTGTAGTCAACGCTTGACCTCCTGTAATAAATACTCTAAAATTGAAGGAGTCTTAAATTTTGCAGGAGGTCAAATGAGAAAGTTTTATCTATACAAGATGACAAATGTCATCAACGAGAAAGCGTATATCGGCATAACTTCCAGACCCAATGAAAGGCGCAGAGAGCACTTCTCCAAAGGTTCCACTTGTACTAAGTTGCGCAGGGCTATTGAGAAGTACGGAAAAGAAAATTTTCTTTTCGAAGTTCTTTGTGTTGGTTCTGAAGAATTCATCCTTGACCTAGAAGAAAAAGCCATAAAAGCGTACAACTCGATTAAAAACGGCTACAACATACTTGGACACCATCCAAATTCTTTCGGGGTCACCGTGCCAGAGGATGTCAGGGAAAGAATGTCGCTGAGCCTGTTAAAATTTTACGAAGAGAATCCAAACTATTTGAAAGAGAACCGAAAACCGAGGGAAAGCAGGTATAAAAATATACCAGTGTTTATCTCAGGATTCTGGTTTCCAGATAGATTCAAAGGGATGGAAATCCTTGGTATGAATAAAAAGTCTTTCTTTAAGAGGCTTAAAGAGGGGACTCTCGGAGACACTTACCACGAGAATAAAAAATCTGTTAGGTATAGACCATACTATTTTCTGGGTTTTTGGTTTCCTACGATGGTTGATGCCTCCGCCGCATTGGGAAAGTCTATTGATTTTCTACAACTTTTACTAAGGAAGGGAGATGTAGAAGAAAAATTAGTACGAGTTCTGAGTAAGCCTAAATTAGATAACTCTCCCAAATCTATAGGTGTTACTCTAAGGGATAATGGAAAATTTAGGTCAAAAATGTTTTTCAAGGGTAAGAAAATCTTCGACAGAACTTTTCTCTCCGAGGAAGAGGCTGCGACGGTTTACGATAATTTTTATGAAGATTTTCATGGGGTTAGGCCTAACAACACCGTGAGAGCTTAATTTTGAGGTAAATTAAATGGCAAATGAAGCTATTTTGGGTTCCTACACCCCAGAAGAAGTTACTGTTGTAATCAGCGTTGGTGGACAGGTTCACAATGTAACTGGTTACGCTGAAGGAACTTTCATCACTGCAACTCGTAACATCCCCCCGGCAGAGGCATTTCAGGGGAGCGATAATCAAGGCGGAAGGGTAAAGCGTCGCAACACATCTCGTCGAGTCACCCTTAGCCTTATGCAGTTCACTGCAAGTAATAACTTTATGGAAGCTTGGCAAGCAGCTGATGAAGAGGCATCTCGCAATGAGTTTATTGGGAGTGTGATGATTAAAGATAATAGCGGGACTACGCTGCTGCACTCCAATCAAGCTTTTATTGAAGTTTCACCGGATATTGTCTTCTCAAACACTGCTGAACAGCGCGACTGGACAATTTTCCTGTTTAATGCTACAGGTAAAATAGGCGGCAACACGCTGATTGATGAATCTACAGCTGCCGCTATCGAAGGTCTTGGCGGTCAAGTAGACGCTCGCTGGCGTCTGTAATGGAGAGGGAGACTTGCTCTCCCTTTTCTTTAATCTAATAAGACGGAGAGTTTTGTGGAAATCGCAAACTATATTCCTGAAGATGTGACAATCACCGTTGCGGGACTTCTGTCTCTAAATGGCTATGCTGATGGAACTTTCGTCTCTATTAGAAAAGATACAGTTCCTTTCGCTAGTAGACGAACAGCAGATAGCGTTGTCAGTCGCTTGTATACGAAAGACACAACTTACACAGTTGAGGTTACCTTGTATAGCGGAAGCTCAAGTAATGATGCTCTAACAAAGCTCTATCTTGCCGACGAAATCACGCAGATGGCCAAAATGCCTATTATGATTAAGGACAGCAGCGGAACATCTTTATTCTTTTCAGCAACTGCTTGGATTGAAGACATTCCCCCGTTGACACTTTCTAATAGATTTGAAACTCGTACTTGGGTATTTAAGGCAACACAAGCGGCGCTCAATGTTGGTGGTAATGAGGAAAGAGGTAGTACGATTGATTCTATTGTTTCAATTGCCACCGCTGCTCTTCCTTCACTTAATGGAATCTTCTGAGGTGGTGAATGGCTGATATTGTAACGTATTCCCCATCTTCCGTAACACTGGTAATTGATGACTTCCAAATCGTCGGATGGGACAGTATTTCGATTATCAAGACAAGTCCATCATTTATCACTATCCCCGGAATTAGGGGAAAACACACGAGGGTTAGAAATCCAGATAAGTCCTGCACTATCCAGTTTGAGCTTATTCAAACAAGTTCGGCAAATGATATTCTCTCAGCGATTCATTCGATGGATATTGAGATGGGTACAGGTAAACTTAGTGTGATGCTGAAGGATTCATCTGGTACGAGTGTGTTTAGCAGCAGTGACGCATATATTACCAACTTCCCTGACGCCACTTTTAGTGGACAATTTGAAACTCGCACTTGGAGTATCTTTTGTCAAAGCGTTAGAGACTTTAAGGTTGGTGGTAATACTAGACCAAAAACTGTACTTGATAGCCTATTTGATAGTGTGTCGAGTATTTTTTAGAAATAAACCGGAGGAAATAATTTATGGCTAGTAAAGCTGGGATCATGGCTTTGCCGCAAACTACCATCGAACTTGATGGTGAAACTTATCTTGTAGATGCAATGCCCGCAACCGTCTCTCTTGAAGTTCAACAAGAACTTATGAAGACTGGCGGTGTGCCGTCTGTAGAGCTTATCAAGCGTATTATTATTGGCAGTGTTTCTTATAAGAATAAGAATATTGATAAAAACTCTTTTGACATTATCTTTGCTCGCCGGACTACCCACCTGTATGAGCTGACCAATCAGATTATTCAGTGGAACATGCCTGACCTTTTTACGGAAAGCGGTACAGACGAGTAATAAAAGACAAATCTGTACCAACCGTCAAGTCAAAAGTCGAGAAAGAGATTGAAGAAAACTTTTCTATCCCTTGGCAAATTTATCGTGTGGCTACACACAAGCTTGGCGGATTACATCTTATAGGTGAATTCTCTACATGTAGAACACTTAAAGACCTCTACGACATGCTTGAAGTGATTGATGTCTATGACACATTACAAGAAGAGGCTAAGAAAGCTGCTGAAGCAGAGGCTGAGGCTAAGAAAAGATTAACAAGATGAAGGTAATCTAGCGTGGAAATTGCCAAGTATACAGTTGGAGTAGATTTTAATCTTAAGTGGAAGCAGCTAGATAAGAACCTAAAACTTCTTGAAAAGAAACTAGCTAAATTCTCTGCTGGGAAACTTGCTTTCTCAATTGATCGCTTTGTTGTTGATCAGCGTAAGTTAAACATTGTCCTCGGTAATGCTCTAGACCGAGCCAGCATGACAACTGCTTTCTCAATCGACCGATTTGTTATTGACCAAGCAAGCCTTACCCGTCAAATGACAAGAGCTATGAAGAATGCTGCAAGAGCGGCAAGCTCCCAAGCAGATATCACCCCAAACGTAAATGGTCGCGGTGGTATTAGCACAAGACAGGCGGGTGTAGCTGGTGGTGTAGGTGGATTTACCGCTCGTGCTTATATGCCGCTTGTTGCTCTTGCTGGTGGCGGATATGGTCTTGGTGCTCTTAATCGTCGTAACCAAGAGATTGTTTCGGCTCAGCTACAGACTTCAGCCATTGTTCAACAAGCTGGCGGTAATGCTGCTCAGGGAACAGAGGCTTTTGATTGGCTTAGGGCACAAGGGGAACGAGTAGGTTTCAACTGGCTTGAGGCTATTCCCGATTATAACAAACTGATTTCCGGTCTGACTGGTGCGGGAATGACAGTTGGTCAAAGTCAGGGAGTTTTTCAAGGCTTCTCTGAATTGGCCCGCGTTAATAAGCTTGACCGCACTTCTCAGAATCGTTTGTTTAGAGCACTTAGTCAAGTGGCTGGTAAGAACCAGCTGATGTCAGAAGAACTCACTGGTCAGATTGCTGAAGCTCTTCCGGGGGGTATTGCTGTCTTTGCTGAAGCATACCAACGTAAGCTTGCAGCAGAGGGACGTGGGGGTGGCAAAACTGGAAGCGAGGCAATTCAAGAACTTCGCAGCGCAATGGAGCGGCGTGAGGTCAAAGGTGATATTCTTCTGTATGCTGGGCAACGTGCCGGGGAGATGGCACAACCCGGTCTGACTGCGGCACAAAAAGCGTCACAAGCTGAGCAAGCAAGATTTCAGAATGCTTACAACCAATTAGCAATGGTGGCAAGTAATGCTGGTGTTGAAAGTGGTTTTGCTCGCCTGTTTAGAGCAATGGCCGATGGTGCCCGAGAGGCTGGCCCTCTGGTTGAATCATTAGCCAAAGGCTTTGATGAGATAACTAAATATGTCTCCGTAGCCATGCTTAGCTTTCAGTCACTGCAAAGATTCTTTCAGGGTCGAGATAGCTTCCTCGGTGACAAACTCTTCCCAGATAAGGAGACAAGAAGTAAAGCTCTTCTTTGGTTGGAATCTACTAAACAAGCTTTTACAGAAGTCAACACCCTGTTGGGGAACTCTATTACTGGTTGGCAACAGCTTTTGGGAACTTTAGAATCTAGTTCCGTACTAGATCGCCTTATGACTGCAATGTCTACCATCTCAAACAGTGCAGGGGCATTGAATGCTTTAGTTGAGGGTGATTTTGGAAAAGCTGGAGAGATGGCTGCTGAAGCAGGTAAGAGGTATGCCAACACGCTGACGGCCCCAGGAAGGGCAGGCGTAAATGCTGCTCTGAGGGGAGGTACAAGGCTGCTGGAAGCTATTGATCCGAGAGTAGATGTTGGGTCAACCGTACCACCACAACTTAGTGGGTTCAGTGTAACAGAAGATTGGATTACTCAACAAAAAATACAAAGACAGTTAGCAGCCCAGCAAGCAGCTAAAGAGGGATACCAGAATCCAGTAGGGATTTTCCCGATGGACAAGCAGGCTGGACAAGTTACTGCAACTTTCAATATTTACGATGCAACCAATCCAGATAAGGTTGGGGAGGTTGTTCGTATTAAGCTTGAAGACATGTTTAAGGCCGTTAATGCCGAAAACCCAGAATTAGAATAATAGGAGAACAACATGACATTGGCTCTTCGTTGGACGCCTACTGATGCTGAGAATGAAGCAAGCGGCTTTATCTATTTCGATGCTGTAACTTCATTTTCTGAGCAACATCGTGGTCAGGTTACTAAACACCCTGTAGATGGTGGTGGAAGGATTACTGACCACTTTATTAAAGAGAACTCAGTATATAACATCTCAGCCGTAATGTCGGCAGTTGATGTTAGCGATGCAACCTTCATTATTATGGATTTAGATGGCGTTGCTCCCTACAACGTAGATATGGTCACTGAGCCTGTCTACATTATGCAAAGCAACGGATTGTTTGATAAAGTAAAAAGTTTCATTCCAAACAGCATTGGTCAGTTTCTTCCCAACACTGAACCAGAAGTTGTTATGCAGGAAGAACGCCTAGACTATCTCCCATACCTTAAGCGAGTTCTTCAGAACCTTGTAACTGGCCGAGTCTATAACCAAGATACTAGACAATACGACAGCAACATCCAAGTTGTTTCATTGTACGAGTATGATGAACTGAAGCTGACTAATATCGTTCGTGACCTTGTTGTTACAAGTATTAGTATCAGAGAAGATATCAATACTGGGTATGGGTTATTCTGTGACTTAACATTGGAGAAAGTGGATTTTATAACACTTCAAAAGACACAAATTCCAGAGAATATTCGTTCTGAACTCCAAGGTAAAGCATCTGGTAAGGTTAGTAAGGGTAAACAAGATAGTACAATTGGTACAGCAGGCGACGATGGTGCCCCTAAAGACACAGACCCTCTGAGAGCAGCGGTGGACGAACTATGACACTTAGATACGTAGATATACCGCTATTTGGAGACGATTACTACGGGTATTCAATCACTCTAGAGGGTAATTCGTACAACCTTGAGTTTCTGTATAACAACAGAATGGAGCTTTACACACTCTCTTTGTTTACAGCCGATGGCGAAGCTTTGGTACGGGGTCAAGCTGTTGTTCCCCACTTCCCACTACTAAAAGACTACGTGATTGATGAACTAACAGGGTTCTTTTGGATGGAGCCAATTGCTGAGATTGGCGATGAGTTTTACAAGACATATCCCAAAGACTTAGCTAAGTATTACAGGATGTTTTACATCTACGAAGACGGAGAATAAGAATGCTACTTCAACGTAACAGGGAATACTCTCTCTCAATCGGAGATTGGAAGAGTGGAGATGGACTACTAATCCAAAATTTACAAGTTACGTTTGATGTTAGTAAGTCTGCCAACAATAAAGATAAAACAAACTCCGCAGCTATAGAGATATATAACCTTTCAGACGAATCTTTGAGAGTCTTGGATACAGATTACCCGTTTGCTTCCTTCTCTGTAGGATATAGAGATATTGGAATTAAACAGCTTTTTGCTGGGCAAGTATACCTAGTAACCACTAGAAAAAGTGGAACAGATAGGATTACTCAACTGCGTATGGGTAGTGGTTATACTGATCTTAACCATACACTCCTAAACCAACTTACCAGTCCCGGACGAGATGTTAAAGCGGTTTTAGAAGATATCCGTAAGAATCTTCCCGGCGTTTCTCGCGGTGTATACAACGGCACAAATCTAAACAATCAAGTGTTGTATGGTTATCCGCTGATCGGCACACCTAAGCAGATGCTGAATGAGCTGAGCGAGAAATACCAACTTGATTGGCAAGTAGATGACGACGTTTTGTATGTCCACGACAAAGACAGAGCAAATGACGAAAACTTCGATCAGGCTTACGTAGTATCAAGATATACAGGTTTGATTGAAAATGCTTATCGTGTTACATCAGATGAGCGCCGATCAAAGAAAGATAAAGTTAAGAAGCAAGGCGTCCAGTGGAGAATGCTCTTAAATCCAGATATCGTTGCTGGCTCTATCGTTAAGCTGGAAGACACACTCATTCAAGGTTGGTACAAGGTTGATGATGTGCGGCACTTTGGTGGTTGGAGGGACAACGATTGGTTCACTGAAGTTAAGGCCAGTGCTATTGAAAAGGTGGTGAGTACAAAATGAAAGAGCTTTTTCAAGAATCACTTAATGCACAATCAAACAAACTCCTGAATGAGATATGGACAGCTATTCCTTGTGTGGTACTTGGGGTTATTGATAGCTTAAATGGTGCAATGGTTAACATCCAACCAAGCATCAATCAACGAACCAAAGACGGCACTGTAAAAGAGAGAACTCCAATATTAGGCGTCCCTGTCGTATTTCCTTGCAGCAGAACCTCAGCTTTTACCTTCCCCATCCAAGCTGGTGATACAGGTCTTGCAATCTTTTCGATGAGAAACTTAGACGCTTGGAAGAACAGTCAAGGATTCCCGTCTGCGCCGCTAAACTTTGCCAAGTTTGATAAAGGCGACGCTATATTTGTCCCAGGTCTTCAACCTTCAATCATTTCAGTGAATAACCCGTCTTCACGATTCTGGCCTCATAGCACAAAAGATACTGTTGTTGCACATAATATTGGAACAGCTAACGAAGTTGAAATGAGAATGACCCCTGAAGGTAACTTCTTAATTAAGACTAACGCAGACGTTCAACTTCAAGCTGAAAATGTTGCAGTGTCGGCCTCCTATATGTCGGTTGAAGTTGCAGATACAGAGTGGGTTGGAAATATTACACACGCAGGTGTTTTTAATTCAAATGGAATTGTGTTTGATAGTCACGTTCATACAGGGGTCCAATCTGGTCCTAGCACAACCGGAGGTCCGCAGTAATGGATTTTAAATTAGATTATTCGGTTGGCGATATCATCTGGAATAATGGACCACTAACTAAGACCGATGTAACACAGCCGTTTACGGAAAATGTTCAACAGCGGCTGTTTATTCTACTTCGTACATTCCAAGAAGAGTGGTTCTTAGATACTACATATGGTATCCCTTATTTCCAACGCATCCTAGGAAGAAAAACACCAAAATCTGTCGCTGACAGAATCTTCCAAGAAAAAATCCTAGAAGAGAATGGTGTTGCTGAAATACTGAGTTACTCGTCTATCTTAGACAATCGAACTTATTCCGCAAAATTCAGTGTTCGTTGTACGAATGGTGAAGTTGCTTCAGTAGAAATTAACAACATAGGGGCTTAATTTATGGCAGGTATTACACCTGAAGGCTTGGTGATTAAACGCCTGTCTGAAGTTTTAGCTGACAATAGAGCCAAGGCTGTCGAGCTTTTTCAAGACCTCGTTTCTGTTGGTGATGTAGTAGACACGTCTGCCAGTTCAGCACTTGGACGACTAATTGCACTTGCCGCTCCGGGAGAGGCTGATCTTTGGGAGGCTGTACAAGAAGTATACTCGGCTTTTGATCCAAACTCAGCAACAGGTATTGCTCTTGATAATCTTGTAGCTCTTGGTGGAATCACTCGCTTCTCTAACACTTACACTACAACTCAAGCTCTTTTCACCGGCAATAACGGTACTTTGATCCCTGCTGGAAGTGTTGTTTCTAGTGGCACAACTGGACAAAGCTTTAATGTTGTAGCAAGTGTAGCATTGTCGCCATCTCTGGCTTCTGGTGTTGTTGTTGCGGTTACAACTGTTGCCAATAACACCCTCTATACTATCACCTATTCTCGTCTTACATCAAGCACCACTGTAAGCTTCACAAGTGGACCTTCTGCAACAGCAGCAAGTATTCTATCAGGACTGAAAGCAGAAATTGATGCTAACCACCCCACACTAGTTGCAACTGTTGTTGGTAGCACTCTAGATGTCCGTCTTGATGATATTTTCCAGACAGCAACGTTCTCCCGATCCGCTAACCTAGGCTTCACTAAGATCACTAAGCTTGGTGATTTGATTGCTCAGAACTACGGTCCAATTGAACAATCTCCCAACACGATCACCACAATCTCTACTCCGGTGCTTGGATGGGATAGTGTTACAAACCCTATTAGTGCTGTTGCTGGCCGATTCATTGAAACAGACGAAGAGCTTCGTGAACGCTTCCGTGTAAGCAAGTTTGAACGTGCCTCTAACATTCTTGAAGCCCTGTATTCTGCTCTGATTAACCTTGACACTGTAGAGCAAGTGGTTATTTATGAGAACGATACTGATGTAACGGATGCTAATGGTATCCCTGCTCATAGCTTTATGCCGATTGTTCTTGGTGGTATTTCCACAAACATTGCACAAAGTATTTGGGAAAATAAGCCTCTTGGTATCCGCAGTTATGGTAACACTTCTGTAACTATCTACGATAGTCAAGGCTTCCCTCACGATATTGGTTTTGAGCGTCCAAATCCTGTCACCATTTATATTGACTTGGATATTACCACCAACTCTGATTTCCCACAAAACGGCGAGCAGGCAATTAAAGATGCAATTGCTGCATACATGGAAGCACAGTTTGGGATTGGTGATGATGTCGTTTACAGCCGCCTTTACACACCCATCAATAGCGTTGCTGGCCATCAAGTAAATAGTCTAACTATTGGAACATCTCCGAGTCCAACAGGGACAGTAAACATCCCTATCGCTTTCAATGAGTTGTTTTCTCTTGATCCAAATAACATCGTAATCACTGTATCTTAAGGAGGGTGCTGATGGCTTTAAATGAGTTTGACACAGTACCCTATCTCGAAGAAGCCCGTAATCGCGTAACCTACGCTTTCACCGACAAGCCTATCTTCGACAAGTATTTGCAGTTGTTGATTCTTGGTCAAGTTGAGATTCAAGAAGCTCTAAAACAAGTGATGCAGCTTCGTAGTATTGATACAGCAGAGGGTGAACAACTTAATGTAATTGGCAGGATTGTTGGGCAACCAAGGGAACTTCTTGAAGCAGACCTATACGAATACTTTGGTTTGCAAGGTGCAACTAATGCACAAAGCTTTGGGGAGCTTGGTAATTCAAGCACTGGCGGTTTGTTCTACAACTACGGAACACCTCTTGGCGGTAACGTCTTGCTGGACGATGCGACATATCGTAAGTTTATCAAAGCTAAGATATTCAAGAACGTAACAGCATCTACACCAGAAGAATTCATCACCGTTGTAAACACGATCTTTGATCTTCCCATATCGATCAGCTCCGAGGGTGATGCTCAAGTTACATTGATGTTCGGGCGTATTCTAACAGCTTTTGAGAAAGCTCTTCTGAACTACGTGAGCACATCTCAAGGCTACCCTTCAAGACTCATTCCTAAAACAGTTGGTGTCCGTATTAATTACGGAGAGTTTGATGGGGGGAATTACTTTGGGTTTCAAGGTGCGCCGGGCGCTAAAGGCTTTGGTGAGTTCACAGGCACTTACGGTTATGGTCTGGGTTATGGTCTTAAATATGGCGACTCAGATTTCGAGCTTACTGGCGATGGCGGTCTTTGGGCTACGCTTTACTAATTAAGAGAGGAAACAAATGGCACAATTTTTGAAGCCTAGCAATCTAAACAATGTATGGGCTAGTGGTGGGGATCGGATTTATCCCGGTGATACTAAATACGCAACTGGTTGGCAAGTAGAAATCCCTCCTCGTCAATACTTCAACGAGATTGATTATAAGCAAGATCAGATGCTTGCCCACTTGAATCAGCACGGTATTCCTGTTTGGGATAGTGAGACAGAATACCAAGCAGACCGAAGTTATGTTCAAGGTTCTACTGGTACGGTTTATCGTTGTGTTCAGACGCACACAGCCCAAAATCCTGATTTAGACACTAACAACGATTATTGGATTATTGCTTTTGCTTCTGCGGGAGACTTTTACACTGCAACAGAAAGCGATGCCCGCTATGCCCGTATTTCAAATAACGGGAGTGAGTACAATCCTGCAACCTTCCGTACAAATTTAAGTGTGTATAGTAAGGCGGAAACTTATACAAAAACGGAGGTTGATGGTAAGACGACCATTGCATCAGCAGCACAGTCTCAGGCATTGACAAGCAACAATGTCTTACTTACTCCTCAACGTCTAGCAGATGCTTTTCTTGGTGCAAATAGGCAGACCGCTGCCCTCGGGTTTCAAAAATTCCCTGGGGGTTTTACTGTACAGTGGGGGACGGTCACCCTCGGTGGGTCAACGTCCACCAGCGTGACATTTGCTACGGCATTTGACAACATTTGTCGGATCGGTCTTGCGGGATTCGGTAGCGCGACTGGTAGTAATGCCGACTCTGCTTACACAACAAACCTTACTAGTACGGGTATGACAGTAGGGATTACTAGTGACAACACTAATAATACAGTTCACTGGGTGGCTATTGGATATTAAAGGAGGATTTGTAACATGGTTCAGAAAATAACTCCACAATTAGAAGCAAAATATGGTTGGAACTTGGGGGAGAGCGGTTGGAATGATGGTATGGATGAAAACATTCTTAAGTTCTCATTCCTCTTTGATAGAAATATTGATGGAATTATAGACACCTTGCCCGCAAATCCGAGTAACGGTAGCGCATACTTCTTGACCACGGATAGTCGGTTGTATTTTAGAGTTTCAAGTAATTGGCTGTCCTCCCCAACACCACGTTGGTTTGTTCTTGTTATTCGCACCACAGGGGTGTTGTACCAATTCGATGGCTCTACTTTAGTGCCCATTGAAAGCTCTTCCGATCTTAGTGATAGAATTGAAGATGTGGAACTCACCCTCTCAACACTCGGTAGTGCTGCTTTTCAAAACGTAGAGTATTTTGCTAAGACCGCAGAATTAGATGTAGCAGAAGCTAATGCTGCTAATTATACCGATGCATTGAGACAAGAGTTGGGGGAAGCTGTCGGGGCAGGATTAATCGGCTATGACGCCGACCAAGAGTATCAGGAGGGGACTTTAGGTGCCACGTTGCGCAATATGTCAATCACAATAACTCCTAAGATGTTCGGTTATATCGGCGATGGTTCACCGGCTGACGCTGCCAGCTTCAAAGCCGCAGCTGAGTATGCCAGCGCTAACAGTTTACCATTTAGCGCTCAGGGTTTAAGTATCGTCGTTACGTCGGCGCTTTCGATAAGCCCGGGCGGAGCTGTCGATTGGAACCTGGAAGATACAGTTCTAGACTTCCAACTCCCATCTGATGTCCCGGTAGGCCTGCAAGTTACATTGCAGCCTGGATATAAGCACCGTGTTACTGGCAGCGCCTCCTTTAAGTTCGCAGGTAAAGCGCACACCGGTGTGATGTTTATACAACCCACGGCAAACGTAGATGGGACCGAGTTTCACGCCAACGGCCTGGAAGTTTTCGACACGGAAATGCAGGTCGGGGCAGGTGTTGCGTCTTCCGGTCTTTGCGTGCGCGGTGGATTCCAGTTGGTGCGGCTGCGGGACTGTTCGGCCACCAACATTAAAATGCGGCCGGGCGCTGGGGTTATCGGTAGCAACGGAATCACCGGGATACTGGTAACCAACCACTTTGGCGTTGCGGGCGCGTATGCACGTCGTACCGAAATTGAAGGTGGTAGCGTCTCCGACGTTTACTCGCTCGACCCGGCCTACCAGTACGACATGGATGGAATCGGAATATTTGCCAACCCGGTCGATACATCTAACGGTCTGTCATCTTGCGACATCCGGGGGGTCAGGTTCAAAAACTGCTGGGGGCGCGCGATCAAGTCGCAGACAGGACGCTCTCACGCCGAAGGGCTTCGGCTCCACATGGACACACAGCCAACAGACGGCTGCGTTAATCCACTTGTCGACTTTCAAACCGGAAGTGCCAGTGCCAGTGATATTCGGGCGTTCCTGAGCGGCGTGAACGTTCTGACCTTGGTGGCGTTTCAAGGAACCGCGGCCTCGGGGTCCATCGTTTCGACGTTAGACTTCGTTGATGCGTCTGTCGATGCGTCCGCCACGTTGCGCGAGGTCGTGTTCGCCGCGCCGCTGTCAACCAATATCCCGATGGCTACCGAATGTCGAAACATCACTGTGCGCGGCGCTGTGCAAAATGTGGGGCGTATCGGTACATCGACATTCGATACTCAATCCTTACACATCGAAAACTGCATCGCGGGCCAAGTGACGCAATCGCTAATCCATGCACTGTCGGTGAGCGGGGGGGCTGCCCCTTATAGGGCGTTGGTTAGCGCCAAGAACTGCCGGAATATGACCGGCTCAGTTCCTCTGGTCTGGTCAAACGATACCGGGCAAACGACTCGTACCCTAGTAGGCGTGGAGGGGACCATTCGCGGGTTCCTCCGTGCCTCGGGGCTATTTAATGACAGTGCGGTCGGAGCAACTGGTGGGCTTGGTGTCAGCGCCGGTCCTGATCTTCCGGAGGATGTACGCGGAACAGGACTGGCCGCAAGTGGTTCGCGTCGCCTTCTCGGGGTCGAGCTGGCGGCAGGAGAGACGTTCACGCTCCCGGCGCACGGCTGGAACTGCTATTTCGCCACAGTGACTATGGGTGCGTTTCGAACAACTGCGTGCCAAGTGGTTGTTGATGCTGATGGCGCAACAGCTGTCTACGCTGGCACCAATACTGGCGTAGGGCTAACGACTGAACCAGCAGACGGACTCCTGAAAGTGTGGGGCAGCGGGGGCCGACTGACCATTAAGAACGCAAGCACATCCAGCCGAATAGTCACCGTAGAGTTTCTAGGGTAGTCGCGCCAGGTCATCATCTAGCAGCCCCGCCAGTCGGGGCTTTTTATTGCCTAAAAGGAATCCCCATGACCCCCTCTGAAATACGGGAGTGAGACTCGACCATGGAAGGGATGCTGCTTTTATAGGTAAGTAATGAATACCACTGACTTAGCTAAAGCTGTGGGGATTAGTTGTCGCCAATCACTAACGGTGTAAAATGAAAGCAATCAAAAATAAACTGATTGCAGCATTTATTGCAGCGGGGCTTAGTGCCCCAGCTGCTTTTGTTGCATATGACCTTAGCCTGCCCGCAGAGGGATTGGTATTACAACCATATTCCGATCCTGTTGGGTTGAAAACCAAGTGTGTTGGACATCTTGTTCAGAAGGGAGAGAAAATAAAATCTTCCTACACAGAAGATGAGTGCATGGAAATCTTTGCCAAGGACTGGAAGAAACACTTAAAGCAAATTGATAGTGTTGTTCGTGTCCCCTATGCTTCTGAATGGCAACGTCAAGCTTTGAATGACTTCACCTTCAACCTTGGTATCAACTCTGTCAAAGGTAGTACCCTTCTCCGTCTTGTCAATCAAGGGAAACACAAAGAAGCTTGTGAGCAATTGACACGATGGGTTTATGCAGGTGGTAAAAAGCTAAAAGGGTTGGTGATCCGCAGAGAAAAGACAATGCCCTATTGCCTCGGAGAGCTTACACCAGAGAAACAAAAAGAATATAAAGAATTCTTGGAGCAATATAATGAAATTTCACGAAGATTGGAAAAAGATTCTTAAAACCTACAGCTTTCTCTCCATTGTAGCAAACTTGTTGGTGGCACTATCTGTCAGTGGGTTGGGTGTGTTAGGCGTTCTATCTTCGCAGATGGCTTTCGGAACTCTGGCTGTTCTGGCATCTATTATCGGGTTGCTTGGTCTGGTTGGTAGGTTCGTAGATCAGTCTTACGACGATATGAGGGAAGAGGATGAATAGACTATTTATCATAATCATAGCTGTTCTACTCTCCCTCACTTCTTTGTTTGGTTATCTCTCCTACTCATTCTATAGCGACAAAGCAACGCTCAAAGCTGATGTGGATCGTTTAGTGAAAGCTAATGCAACGCTTGTTTCTGATGTAGAAAAGGCTACTAAATCCTGTCTCATCGTTGATGAAATCAATAGTAAGCACAACGAAGAACAGAAAGCCTTGGATGAGAAGAAAGAAGAGATTGTAAAGCAGATAGATAGCATCCCAAAGAAATCTAATCCAACAACTAAGGAATCCTCGGATGTTGAAGAAACTAACGTTGTGGACATTGATGGTGTGTTGCCTCTTGATCTTCAGCGGATGCTCAACGAAGCCCACCGAAGTGCGATACAGAGATAGGGTGCATACAACACCAGATAGTCTTCTTGTTGATCCTTGTGTAGCTAAAGAAGCTGGGTGGTCTGTTAGAAGCCTCAGTATTGGATATGTAGAGAACACTTCCTGTATTGCTAAATATAAATCCTTGCTTGAGAGACAGAGAGAGCACAAGAAAAAGATAGCGGAGCTTTATGATGCCGAACAGAAATAACCAACCAATAGAAACATCTGCGGTGATTGTAGACAGGCGAATTAACACCTATTGGGAGAGGGCTGCACTTGGCCTCATGACTATCGTCATGAGCCTTGTAGTGTGGAGTTTTCAAGAGCAAGGAAAGCGTGTGGAAAACCTTGAAGCCAAAGTAATTGCAATGGACAAGGTGAAAGTTGATCGGGGTGATCTGAAGGAATTGGAAGAGCGCCTTAATTCAAAAATGGATGCTCTAAAGAGCGATATCCTAGCCCGACAAGACCTTTTACAAGCAAGCATCATCTCTAGACTCGATGTCTACTTTAAGCAGAAGCCGTAATGGCGTGTAAGGGGACTCCCGTGGGGACGCTATTACAGAATGTTGTAAATTTTGTTTTTCTGCTCTTAGCTGTCGCCTTACTGATTATTCTTTGGGGCAGCACACAAGATAACGTAGCAGCCAACAATCTACTTGAACAGATTGAGATGGTGAGGGATGAGAATAGGAAGGTGATTGGAAACAACACCATCTTCCTTGAGAATAAAATCAACACCCTTGCTAAAGTTCAGAATGATTACCAATTCTCTACATCCAGAAAGATCACATTACTGGAAAATAAAGTAGAGCAGTTGTCTAAGAAAGAGCCTAAACAAAGACTAATCAACAATAACAGTCTACACAACTCGCTCACTATCACTGATGTTGCAGTCAAGAGAACAGAAGCTACAAGTGAATAGCTTTGTCAATACAAGAAGAAACTAAAAGCCCCGGCAAGAACCTTAAATTGGCTCCTCCGGGGCTTTCTTTTGTCTGCGATTTATCACTCTTCAATCACATAGTTTTCGTAGCGTTCAATCAAAGCTTTAGCAACACGAGGGTCAGATTGTTCAGCAGCAAGAATTTTAGCTTGTTCAAGTTTAAAAGCAAGCCATGCTTTGTGAGCTTCGAGTTCTGTGTCGAAGAGTCCGAGATGTTTCTGCTTTCCTGATCCATCGCCACACAGCGCCTGAAATTTATTAGCCCCTCTATGCCAGCAGACACCAATCATCAATCGCCCACGAGAAGCATTTCTTTCAGTTACGAACAAATTAACCTTCTTGTCCACAAAGACACAGGCACGGGGGCTGTATACTTCGTTACCTTGTAGCAACAGGTCTTTATCTAATTGTTTTCCTTCCCAATCTTGCTTTTCCATCCAATGTTTAAAGTTTGAAAAGACAAGCCAGTCTTTACAGACAGAGCAGCCAATGTAGGTTGGATACTTTTCTTGCCACTTAGCGGAGTAGCACCGCCGAAGCATGTCTCTCCATTTACAGTAGAATGGACAAATCCACACAAGTTTCCGCTTTTGTTCACCGTTTTCATAGTTGATCGTTTCACACTTTTCCACAGCATAATCTGCATCATTTATTCCAACACCATAGAGTAATTTCTTTTTCTTCACAACACACCTCCTAAAATGGTAATCCTTCTTCGTCGTCCCAACTCGGAGCTGGAATATAACTCTTTTGTGGGACAGGCTTCTTAGCTACTTTCTTGTCAAGCTTTGTAGAACCAATTATATTTGTCCTGAAAGATTCCATAATCTTACCCTCTTTATCAAGAATAGCAAGATTTAACTCTCTGTCAAAGATGTAGGAATTACTTCTATGGTTGAATGACATTTTACCTTTCACCGACAAATAGCCGCAGTCAGCAAGAAGCTTAATAGCTTTGCCGACAGTCTTACGCACGACACAACAAGCAGTTGCTATGTCTTCTTGGTTATCAAAATAGCCATTACCCTGTCCTTTGAAGAACTTCCATCTATCAAGCATGTAATGAAAGACAAGCTTCTGCACATCAGGGAACTTCTCATATTCTCCCGTGTTTAAGTTGAGAAGGTGTGTTGCTTTCGTAACATTATGGTATGTCGGAAAATAACTGTCAACTGTTTCTTTGTTTGGCTCGTGCATTGGTTTCCTCGCTCGGGGATAGTAGTTTACTGAATTTAGTAATGATTAGATTTGCTGTGTGAGTGGGCGATGAATGACCCATTCTCTCCATTGTAGCAATCAGATTCATCGAAGCTTCCTCACTCAAAGTCACTCGGACTTTCTGCATTTTATCCTCCCAATGTAACTTTAATTCCAGCCGGAGTAACCCAAATACCCCTGCCACTGGGAACCATAGTTACAATAGTAAAAATGATATATATTAAAAATAATTAAGTAAAAATATAAGAGCTTAGTTTTATTTCAATTTATCCTCTCTCTCCTGAATGTTCGCTACGCTCACACAATACTCCGTATTGGTGCTCTGCTTTTAAAAGCGAAGCTTATATTTTGTTTGTGCAAAGCGTAGCTTATATGAAAAATAATGGCAACGGGTAAAAGAGTTACACCGGAACCTTACTCTCCCAAATACTCTTTCAGATTATCAAAGCCACCAATATACTCCATCTCACCTCCATTCACAACAAAGCATTGAGGAATACTGCGTGGAAGAGGAAGTCCCATATCTTGCATTAGGGTGAATAGCTGGTCACGATATGTGAGAGGTGTCTCACATCCATCTTCTGCTCCGTTGCATTGATCGTAGATATCATAGTATTGATAATCTTTCTCTCGCATGTCAAGCAGCATCTTAGTTTTAGTGCAATAGCTGCATTTCTCTCCACCGTACACAATAAACATCTTATTCTCCTTTTTATTAAAAATCAAAATCCAAATCAAGATTCTCAGTATCGTCTTTCACCGACCCAATCTTGTAAGAAGTAATCTGAATCTCTTGTGGAGCTACTTGCATCTTGGAGCTGTCGATGTATTTATCCATGTAACTGCAAGGATTCTTTTCAATCACTTCAAAGTCAAAGGGAATACCCAGAGCAACATACAAAGGGCGTGCCATGTAAAGCGTATACTCTTTAAGTAGCCCAGATGTAAGACCGATCACTTGACGACCTTCACTAAACAAGTAGTCAGCATTACTCAGCTCTTGGTTTGTGATAGCATCCAAAACAGACTTAATATCTGGAGCCAGCTCTTTAAAAGTGTTCACCCACTCAGGACTTTGCTTTAGGATATTAAGAATTGCGTAGTCCATGCGGGTATGCAGCACTTCATCACGAGCAATCAGGGTTACCAAGCTACCAATCCCCTGAAAGATTCCAGTCTCTGCAATGGCAAACGTGACAGCAAAGCTACTCATAAATGCAATAGCTTCGAGGGCAAACAGTGCAGCGAATGCCAGAGCAATAGCTTTGCGTTTTTCCTCAATTGTTGCATCCACTGGTAGAGCTTCAAGTTGGTCAAAAGCTTTAACAATAGCACCACTACGGGAGACAATGTCCATGTTGTTGTACGTGTCACGTAGCACTTGGTTTGGATTAACCACCGTCTGCTTTACAATGTGGCTGTATGTCCGAGCGTGAATTGTCTCAAAGAAAGACCAAGCGTTAATCAAGCCCTCAAGTTCAGAGTTGGTAACATAACGCATAAGAAGACCCGCAATAGACTTGGAGGCCACACTGTCTGCGAGATGTTGCCATGAGATTGTTTTCACCATAAGATCAACAACATCTTTAGGGGCATTCATCATATCCTGTTTGTCTTGTGTCAGAGACACTTCATTCTCGTTCCAAATCTGGCTGACCTGCTTTTGATACAAGTCTTCAAGTTCGGGGTAAGCAATATTTACTGTGTCAAACAATCCCAAATCTTCCCCAAGGAATAGTGGGTATTTGTTACTTTCATAACCTTTGTTATTTGCATTAAATACAGACATTTTTCTCTCCTAAATAAAGGGGCATATTTCAGCCCCTATCTTACTTAAAGTTTGCAGCTTTCGCAAGCTTCCTCTTCAGGTTGTGTAGCACCAAGGATACCTTGAACACCACCTCCGTTGTAGTCGCGGGTGTTCATGTAGTACTGGGTCTTATTCCCGGCCTTAGCCTGTGCTACCCATTCCTTCATAAGCTCACTTAGCGGCTTCTTCTCATCTTCATATTTACTCGGATCAAAGTAGTAATCAGCACTGATAGCTTGGTCAGTAAAATCCTGTACTCTGGAATAATACTTGGACAAAGTAATGTTGTCCACGTCCCAAGCCAGTTTCTTACCCGGCGTCCAATCTTTCGAGATATACTGAATGATACCTTTCCGAGATTTCTTGTTAATCACTTTCTGCCGTGGTGGGTACAAGCTGTTATCTGCATCACAGAACACAGCACTTGACTCTGTAGGCATATGTGCAGCTAGCACAGAATGCTTACGGGGCTTACCACGAAGCGACTCCCAATCAAGCGTCAGAGTGTAGCCTTTGTTCACGCGAGTGTCAACAGGCAACCAATCTTTCTTAATACCCTCAACAGCATAGCCACTTTCTTCTGCCAATTTCTGAGAAGCTTTCAGAAGATAAAAGTAATGGGTTTCAGCAATTTTGCTCACAAAGGTAAAAGACTCTTCGCTACCATCATAATCAAGACCTTCACGATACAGCGCTCCAGCCAACCCCGTAATACCAACCCCTGCACTACGACGACGCATGATGCTGTTCTTCATTGAAGCTGTCATCATTGGCGCTTTGTCAATCATCTTGTCTACAGCACGCAAAGCAACTTCGGCCACATACTCATACTCTTCAAAACTTACTTTACCAACATTAATTGCTGAAAGTGTACAAAAAGCAGTTTCAGCTTCTGACTCTTCGGCATACAAGTCTTGCATATTCTTGTAAGCTTTTGTAGGGAGTGTAATTTCTTGACACTGACCCGTCAACAGACCATTAAACATGCCCATGTGACGCTTTGGCTCTGTGAAGCAGTATGTATCATCAACTCGGCACTCATCCACCACAGAAACAACTTTTACAAATTGTTTAGCATCCCGCTGAGGCTTTTGCATAGTTAGCTTAAGACGATTCGGCTTCAGTCCCATTGTTTGCAACTTGTATGCGTCACAGCTTGTAATCAGCAGACGATAACTCTCCTGACACCAAAACTCCTTTAGCTCTCCAGTACCATCATTAGCAGGCATCAGTCGGAAACCTTCTTCGCCCATCTTAGTAATCTTTGCTGAAATACCAAGAGTTTGAAGCATCATCTGGACTTCACGCAGAAAATTCTTTTCTACTGAAGATGCAACAATCTGCTCATTATCCCCATTCCTGTAGACACAACCGTCTGCATCGAGGTAGCCCGCCAACCAATCAAGTCTACTTTTTACCGTAAACCCGTTGGACGGAACGAAGAACTTATCTTTCAAAGTGCGGAAGTGTTTGTATTGCCGATTAAATTCATCTTGGACCGTCCACTTACCTCCACCGTTGAAAAACCCCGCAAGTTCTCGCTTTTCTCCGTACAAGTAGATACGTTGACCCTGATCTGTCAAACAACCATCACCAGAGTAGAACCCGTTAATATAGGCATTTTCAAGCTCTTCATGCCCTTCCACAACAGGTAGGTCAAATTTGGCCAACTTATCCCCCGGCTTCAAATCACAAGCACGCACTTCCTTATACGGGCTGTGGTATGCAGTTGAAATATAGAATTTGTGGTAAGGCGTGCATTCAAGCTCGTACCCGCTGTTAGTGGTAACTTTGACGAGTTTTTGATTTACACCTGTCTTTACTACATCAACCTCAGACCATTCTTTACCGTTCCACACATCTACTTTCTCGCCCTCCAATTCGGCAATAGGAATATACCCTTGCTTAGTCAGAATCTGTGTTTCTGGTGCAACGCATAAATTTGACAGTCGGATAACGTCAATAAATGGCGTATGCTCATTAACACGAGTCACGTTAATGGAGTACATACGCCCTGTTTCATTACGAGCAATCAACACACTCTTTAGTAGATCACGGGCTTTTAGTTTCTTAAACTTCTTACCCTTTTCAATACAACCTTTGACTACGGAGTTATATTTATCCGCCTTCAGCACATAGAAAGCTTCGTGAATCTCTGGTGCCTCAGTCAAATCAAACAGATACCAGTCTTCATTATTGATAACAGCCTGCAAGAAAGCATCGTTATAAGCAAAGCTGTAGTCCATCTTATCCAGACGAGTTTCGATATCTACCCTCTGAGTTTTCCAAAGAACAATACTTTCTACTTCAGGATCAATACACTTAAAAGTAACTGTAGCACTACCGCCACGGCTAATCTGAGTAAACATCTTTACAGCTTTGTCGAGGGTAGAATAAATCGGGTGTTTACCCAAATGCTTTACAGCCCCACCTTTAACTGGTGCCCCTTTCGAGCGCGTATCAAACTCAATACCGATGCCTGCTTTCTTTGCCGTCATCTTATAAGCAATGTGTTCGGCAACACCAATACTGTCTACGCTATCCCCTCCGGTGATAATGCAGCAACTAATGGTATCAAAATCTCCTGTGCGAATACCGTTAAGTGCAGGGGTTGGAAGATTTACTTTTCCTTCTACCAAAGCTTTAGCAAGATCAAAAGCTTCTTGCGTATCACCATGCAAGCCAAGACCAATGCCAATGCAACCAATGTGAGGAGTTTCTACAGGTACATCATCCTTACGAATAGCATACTTATCGCCCCACTGAACAATTTGCCAGTATTCAAGCTTAGTTGGATAAATCTCCTCATACCAACTTTCCCATACCGGGTTGTATTCAGGCATAGTCTTTTCATCCCAAACACCACCACGAATCATTGCTTCAAAGATTGCTTTAAAACTGTCCCGATCAGATACACCAAGAACACGCTCCATATTCTTACGAAGGCTTGCTTGTTCAAGACGTGCAGCAATGCGGGAATAGTTAATATCTTCCTTGTCCAAACAAACATTAATCATCATCTGGTGAATATCAGAGGACTTTGCTGTCTCAGGGAGACGCTTATACGTTTCCATTGCAATCTCAGACCAGTTACCGCCTGTTTTAGTGGCATATTGTGCCCACTTATTAAGCTTCTCTGCACTAAACTCTTCTACAACACCGTTGTTCTTAATTACATTCTTAAGCAATTTCCTCTCCTCAAAATTCTTTTATATCAGTCATCTTCCCAAGAGCTAATCGCCCCACGGGGGTTGAGCATCGCCAAGTGTACTCGTTTACTCGCATCTGGGCAAGCTGCAATGTGCGCCTCAAGGCTTGCATAAGGACTGTCTAACCAAGCTTTGTCTGTACGTTCAAAGCCCTCAACCCTTACCCCCATCCAAGGTTCTTTAGTTGTCTCTGGACGATGTAGAACAGAAACCAGATCATACCCTTGTGAGATATCAAAGCCAATAGAAAACAACAGCTCTTCCATTTTCTTTTTATCTTCTTCTACGACAGCTTTCTTAAACTCTGCATTTTGCATCAGGTCATAAAAGCTTTTTGCATAATGTACACCACTCATTTCTTATCTCCCATCCAGAACTTATCAACCGCTTGGCGAGGAGTCAATGCAGCCTCGTAATACCAGATGAATTCACTAAGGTTCTCTTGCACACGAAGACGAGAATCTTTCTTTGGAATTCCTTCTACATGCTTTACAAGAGTAACTACTTCTTCAATCCACCATTCAATCGGAAGCTCTTCGTTTTGAATAAACATAAATTACTCCTTCCAAACATTTTCAAGAAAGGGGAAATGCTTTAGCACTTCGACTTTACACTTCTTAGCCAAATCCTCATGCTCTCGTTGTGTCCCGTTCCCGTCGCGTAGCTCGCAATAATGAAGCCAAGAGCGAACAGTTCCATTCACATAAAGTTTACTCATCGTAAGACCTTCGGGGAGGATAACACGAGCAACTTCTTTAGCAACCCCCTTTTCAAGAGCTTCTTTATAAAGCCACAGGATGTGGTCTACTAGATTCTCTTGTTCTGTTTCCCACCAAAGATTTGTACCAGTGTCTTCACTATCCATGCTATTCTGGCGATTTTTATGATCCTGTAGCCTACATTCACGAGTAATGAAGTCTGTGCTTTCTGCATAGCGTTGACTGAACTCTTGGAATGTAAAGCTACGGTGACGAAGCAGTTGCCTTGCAATGTCTCGTGGAGCTTCTACCTCCATCGTAATATTAGCAGTTTCAAAGACCGAGTAGTGTTTATGCTCTACGCAATACTTCAAAAGCTTGGCTGCTGTATCAAAGTTTCCTTGGTTCTGAGGACTGCTCACCCGTGCTGCATAAGACAGAATGCCTTCGCTATCTGGAATAAAATCCAGAACTGGTTGGGTGACACCAACAACACGCACTTTAATAAAATCGTAACTCAATTAAACCTCCTCCCCTAGCACAATATCGACCACACGCTTGTAACAACCCCAATCGGACTCTACGACAACACAGTCTGTGGTCTGTATATTATTATCCCACAAAGTACACCAAAGATTGGCTACTTGATCCTCGTCTAAACCTTTCAGTTTAACCACAACGTAGCGCTCTTCCAGACGATCATCCATCACTTCTTCTCCTCATGCTGTTCCAAAATCTTATCGGCGTAATAATGAATCTTACCCGTCTCATACTTCATATCATTACCAGCCTTACCAGCTCCAATCTTAATTCCCCAAGCTCTGACAAGACTTTTCAAGGCCGTCCCGAAGGAAAAGTCATTACCGAAGAAAGCACTAATCATCTCCTCAGTTTTAATGTAGCACTTCCCCTCTTTCTGACGTTCGTTGAGAGTATACAGCAACCACTCTGGGATATTCAAATCGTAGTATGTGCTACTCCCACCATCAGATTTGATTGGGGAATTAGGTTTAATCGGTCCTTTTTCCATTATTTTACGAGCCTCATCAGCACGCATATCAATCTTACCACCAGAGCACTTGCCCTCTTCACACTCACAATAGGAGCTACGGCATTCTTGTGGAATGGGGTCAACGCATGTCGAATAGAGAGACCATTGCTTACCGTTTAATGTAAATCTATATTCTACCCGACCCAAAGAGTTTGTGTACACAGAAGCATCATGTACAGAGCCCTTCATCAACCCCATATACTCATAATCATCAACCATCACTCGAACCTTCATCTCACTCCTCCTTTGTTACGTCTGCACAACAACCTTACTTAGATGTAACGAATGTTAGACATCTAACGTCCCGTCGATCCCAACCCTTTATCACCACGCTTCGTAGACTTAAGCTCATCTACTTCTTCAAACTGCACTTGCTTTACAGGGATAACCATGGCCTGAGCAATCCTCTCCCCGGCATTAATCTCAAGACCCCAACCCGGCTTATCACAGGCTAATTTAATCATCAATTCTCCACGAAAATCGCTGTCGATCACGGCAACGCAATTAGAAAGACGCACATCATTCTTAAACCCGTGACCACTACGACTGAAGACTAGCATAACATGATCTTCTGGGATTTCAAATGCAAGACCTGTAGAAAATACATGTGCTTCACCATGATCTACATCCCCATTAAGATATGTAGAGATGTCAAAACAAGCAGCCCCTTCTGTTGCATAAGTTGGAAGCTTAGCTTCTGGATACAAACGTTTTACCTTCAGTTTCAATTCTTTCTCCTCTCTAATATCTCTGTGGGAATCCTTTCCCTTCCTTGTCGTCCATGCTGCGTATTGTTTCATCTTTTCTTTTGTCTGTCAAGCGGTTACAGGTATTTGTCCAAAAGATACTTCATAGAGACAAAGCAAGGATCGTACCTACCATTCTCAACTTGGTTCTTCATCACAATACCGCGCCAATGACTCTTATTACCTTGACCGCCCATATATCCTTCGTCATGGAGATAGAAGGCACCTGCAACCAGACCTTGACGACATTCACCATCTGGAAGATATTGCACGCCGTATTGCAAAGTTTGTTGGTGACCCATGCTGAATGACCAACCAAGATTCTTGAGCTTTGCATCAATGTTACCACCAACACAATTCTTCAACAAGCTATTTGGGTTTACGAAGTAATGGCTGTAACGAATTCCATCAATATTCACAATGTCTAGAAAGTTGTGACATTCCCATCCCGCCTCAGCAAAACCAAGATCGTTTACTGAAATCAAACCTTCAAGCTTACGGTCATTCTCAATAGCACGCTCAATACGACCTTGGCAGTGATTACCGTAGCACATAACCATACGAGGTTTATATTGCTTCTTGCGGTTAAGAGCCTGCTGCATATTGTATTGCTTCAGGGGGCCAAGAAGAATGTCCATAGCTTTACGAGAAGCTTCAACATCCTTGGTGTACATACGCCCTTCAAAGCTTTTCTTACCTACATCGTAAGAACTCAAGCTCGGCATATCAGCAAAATCACCAATACACACAATCACTTCTGGTTGCTTCTTTACGATATAGTTTCCTGCTGCTTCAAGATGTTGCAGTGGAACTCCCTCTTTTGCCTGTACGTCTGGTAGAAATAGGTGTCGCAAAATTTAATCTCCTTAATTAGCGTTAGTGCGGAAGTTTTCTCCAAATTCCAGAAAGCTGCTAAAGTCTTCTGGTGTAATTGGCTTCTCAATGGTGAAGTTTGTCTTCAGCTCAATAGGATGAGAAAGAAGAATCTTTTCAAGACGTTCAATCTTATCTTCAAGCTTCTCAAGCTTTATCATTAGATTTGTATAATAAATGTCTTCTTTCATTTAGAACTTCTCCTGAAACTCTTCATCAGAATATTCTACTGTCTTAACTTCCACCCCAAGTGAACACAATACTTCCCAAGAAAGGTCATTCAAACCACTGTGTCCCTCGTAAATGAGTTTGTCATTCAGATAGGCTACAGTCCAATCTCCTGCTTCTGGTCTATGTAAAACTAAAGTGTTCATTCTTCATCTCCCATACTCTTAATCTCATGTTTAAGCCAATCTCGAACAGCTTTCAACCCTTGCTCTTCTCCAAGCTCATTGATTAGCTCTTTTGTATTTACAAGACACTGGATAAGAGCATCCTCATACCCAAGCTTATATCCCGCTTGATCTTCCATCACACAACACCAAGCTGGTTCATAAACACATTAGCAAACACACCAAACTGAACAATCTCTGCAAAGAACCAACAAGCAAATAAATTATCCTTGTCTAGCTCAAGCATCTCTTCATATTTATTCATTTTCTCCAATCTCCTCTAGAAAACCATAAATCATATCAAATACAACACCGTCACAACGTCCCATCACTTGCTTTAAAATCTCAACAGCGCGAGCAAGGGTATCTTCTGACTCAGGTTTAAGCTCTACAATCTCATAGACATCTTGCTCAGAAAACTTAGGTCCGTGAATATCTGTTCCCCAACGTTTCTCTTCTACAATCACTTTCAAGCCGTATCGCTCTGCTGATCGTCCATAAGCAACTGTCTGATTAAAAGCATTCTTCGCATGACCCGGAGCCTTCCAAGAAGTTTTGCCGGAAGCTGCACGGAACAATTCTTTTGTCTCCTTGTTCCTAATGATGTAAGTTTTGTTTGCCTTAACATCACTCATTTTCTTTCTCCTCCATTAGTCGTTCTACAATCTGAATTCTTCGCTTAGCTGAGTTGCTGGCTGGAATTATGCCATTTTCTTTCAGCCATTGTGTATCAAGCTTAGCTTTCTGTAGTCTAATAGCTTCTTTAGTTGCTTTAGCTTCTTCCCAAGTAAGCCCTTGCTTTTCAGAAAGAGCTAGAGCCGAGTTGCAATCCTTGCATACCAGTCTTAGATCATCCTCTGTCACGTAAAGTAATCGCTCAACAAAGCCTTGAATATCTTCGGTCTTTTGTAAGCTTCCTGCCGGAACAATGTGATCCACTTGGCACAAGGACATTATAAACTCTCCTCCGCACATTTCACAATCAAACCCCCAAACAGTCTGTTTCTTCCCTTTCGGATTTGGATTAGGAATCTGTTTCCTTTTCTTTTTAATTAGGTTGTGTTTGATTGGATTATTTGACCATGCCTTACGCAAACAGCCTCTGAGGTAGGTAAAAAAAGCGACAGAGTTTTTCCAGGGACTGTCCGGCCCCCACGGTTCCTTACATTTCCGCATTCAAGCCCCTACCAGTTTTTCTAGGATCAAGACCTACAGCTTCTCTAGTAGTCCAACCGTCCCTCATCCTGACGGAAATTGTATTAGGTTTCAGATTAAATTTTTCTGCCAACTCAGCAACAGAGTATAAACTTCCGTCACCAATGTCATATCGCCTATAAGCCCTCCGTATAATCTCTGATCGAGTCATTTTAATTAGGTTCTCTGGATGATAGCCACCACCCTTCACTTTAAGGGTGAACTCCCCATCTACTTCCTCTAAGGTTTGGTAAAAGATAGAGAATTGTTCCAGACCTCCATCTCCGCTCCAACCCTCGTAAAAATCTTCACCATCAGCCTTAGACTTATTCAATAGGTTATAGTAAGTTTTCGCGGTCCTGCTCCCAGTCAGACCATGTTTATATACAACACCACCATCACCTCCGATGGCCCTATTCCACCCTATGTACGGCATTGGTCTAAGTTTCCTTTCAATGAGCATACAATATTCAATACTACCACAAACCAAAACCTCAAAGGAGTAATTACCGGACAGTAATACGTTTTTAAACTCCTCGGGATATTTGTGGTGACTATCTGTTTTTGCATTGCTGATATGTTGTTTTATCCTGACATGCGGGGTTGTGCTGATCCCAACATAACCCTCGGTGAGAAAGTTCGACATATCTTCAGACTTAATCCAATATAAATAGCACCTCACGTCTTCTGTCAAAATCTCACCCCCAACCTATCAAATACATTAGGAAGATAAATTCGATCTCCTTCCCACCTAAGCATATGGCACATATCGAGGCATTCTTGCATCACATACAACCAATCAATTGTGATGTCATCTCCCCGCCAACCCTTAACCACTTTTGTTTCCGGGTACAGATGTTTAAACACTCCAACAGCGGCTTCAAAAAGCTCCTTGTCATTCTTGCAATCTACAAGGGCTTTGTACGCAGACATCTCTCCCCACTTAACATCTGACATACAGTTAGCTCGGTAATTGTCGGAGTCGTCTAAGCCACAACATTGCCACATCTTGAACATCCTACCGTAACCACGAACTTTCTTTTCTTTTCCAGAATTGTCAATCCAAAGCTTACCGAAACAATTTGTTGTCACAATACCTTCATGCGGCAGAGTGAAGTTAAAGAGTTTGCTTCCTGCACCATACCCATCCTTGTCGAGTAGGATGCAAAACTCATCCTCTTTACCGTAGGCTTCCATATTAATACGATCATCAACTTCGTGCCCAGTAACTACCTCTGGCTTAAACTTCTTCTCCATGTACTCAACAACTTCATCAAAGAGAAGGGGCTTAAGTGTGTCTTTTCGATTACCCTTGTATTCCAAAAGCGTACTACGTTCAACTCTGAAAGAATCTCCTTTACCAATATAGTAATTTACTTTATCTGCACCTGAAGCCTTTACGGCAGAATCTACGGACTGTTTAACAGAGTGTAAGATATTAGCAATTGGCTCATTCTTGACTTGCTGCTTGTCAATGATCTCAAAGTCTTCTGGTTTGAAAGGTTCTAAGTCTTTCTCCACTCGACTTTTGTTTAGATTACCAAGCCAACCTCCTGACTTCTTTTTCCAGTGTCCCCAGAATTCAGTACGAGTTTTAAACTCTTTCTCTCGTCCACTTGTCTTGTGTACAGCAACAATGGAGCGATCTTCGCCAACTGACGCAAGGCTGTACTTAAAGGCATCTAAGTCTAAATGTGCTGTTGTCATCCTCCCTCCTAAAAGAAGGGGCTGATTTAACAGCCCCTTTTGTATTTCAATCAAGAATATTTGTCTTGAATCTCAGCAATCTCATTAAGCTCGTCTGCTTTGTCACGAAGATTGTCTTGAGCAGCCTTAGCTTTATTTTACAATCTATCCTCTACTCTGAAACTTAGCAAAGCCTTTGTAGCCCTGTCTGATATTAAATCAGACCATTTATCAGCAAGCATTTTTGCACGTTTCTCCTTTGCCGTTACGTATACCCTAAAGGCAGCCTCTTCAGATTCAAAAGCACCCAAGTACCCAGAAGACCCGCTCTGAGGTATGTACTTCCTTTTATCTGCATTGTAGTATACTCCTGGGCGTACTCCTTGCCTGTCTTTACCTAGTATTAAGAACGTATTTATTTCCTCTGGAAGAAATACACAAGTGTCTGGTGAGTAGACTTTATTCTTAGGGACTAGTAAGTCCTTGTCAAGTTGCCAATCTTCATTCAACCACTCATCCTGCTCATTAACCCAAGAGGCAAAGGACTGAAAATTTAACCAATCTTCACAAACGTAACAGTCCTTGTAAGTTATATGCAGCTTACTTCCAATTTTAGAGTAACACCTCTCTATCATCCCATTCCAGCGATTGTATTCCCTGGTGCTATTCCTATTTACTTTAGCTTTATAAGGTCCGTCTCCAAAGTACCCCACACCATAGACTGTGGGGAGGAAGGGGTTGCTGATCTGACCATTCAGTAGGTTTTGTACTGTTACTCTTTTCCTAAAACCAGACTCAAAGATAACCTCTACGTTAGTGGCTCGCACATAATCCACAACAGTTACTTGACAGCCTTGGTTTGTTTTAAAGGTATCCCCAACGTTAACCCTCCTCCCCACGAATCACCCCTTACTGGTAATCAACCAGTTCTTCATATTTCTTGAAAACCGCTGTAGCAGCCTCTCGTTTTTCCTCATAATCATTTTTAGCTTGTAGTTTAGCTGCTGCACCAATCAGTTTAATATCTTCTTTGCTGATACCTTGTGGATTCTCATCTTCATCATACTTTGCATCTTTCTTTAGTTGTGCAATGTCTTCAGCAAGAACAAGCTTTTGCTTCTCAAGGTCAACCAAACGGTCAAACATTTCGCGTTGTGAAATCATTATTTACTCTCCTCAATTAATTAAATACAATTTCTACGTTACCCACTTGACCCTTCTCAATGTCTATCTGAAAAGCTACGCGGTCATAATCAGAGCAGCCAAGCTCTTTATCAACAAGAGCATCCATCTTTCCTAGAAGACCATACACTTTGCTGTCTGGCTTCATATAGCCAATGATGCAAGCAAGGATGTAAGCTTCTTCATCTGTTAGGCTAATGGTTTTCATCTCATTTCTCCTGAGATAACCCGCCGTATTTCAGACGGGCTTTGTTTTAAGCTAATTTCTTCGGAATTAGATTAGAATGGGGCGTCTAGCTCATCTCCGAAAGGATCAACTTCTGGCTCTACATCTTTCTTAGCTTTCGACTTAGAAGTTTCCTTGGTTGCCTCTTCATAAGCTTTTTCTTGAGCTTCAGAAGGCTCGCGCTCAGGGATACCACCAAGGTCGGCAAGACCACCTTTCACACCACCAAGCTCATCAAAGCTTGAACTACCGCCAGTTGGCTTGTATTCGATCAGCTCATCAACACGGATAGCTTTCAGTTTGGCAAAAGTACCGAAGTCATTACTAACTTCATCAAACTGTGCAACACCTTTAGAACCATTAGCAACTTTAGTGGTGGCAGTGATATCAACATTACCTTCTTCGGTTGCAAGAAGAACACGAGGCTTAGCGTAGTCAGCAATCGGAGTACCATCTTTGTATTGTGCTGGCTTCTTCAGCTTGATTACATACAGTTCATCACCTTCAAAGGGTGGTGCAAACTTGTAAGCGCGTTCGAAATCATCACGATCCACCTCCTTAGCTTTCTGCTTCTGATATTTCTTGTTCCACTCTTTTGCTACAGCTTTCGGAACCACTACATCGACAGAGTATTCTTTCTCTGTTTTCGAGCCATATTTAAAATCGGCTTGGTCAACTTTGCAGTAGGCGAAAACGGCATCTTTAATAACTGGCATAACTATACATCTCCTCTTTGATTAAAATGATTTGTGACATTTTTGGAACGGAAGCCACACTCCGTTGAAGCTGCGTATTGTTTCAAACTTTTCTCTTTTCGTCAAGAGAATAATTGAATTATTTGCTCTTAAAATACATCGTAGAGCAGACGAACAGAAGAACCACAATCACCAATGGTGCCCACAAAGGAGCAGTGACAACAACCCAGCTAATCGTAGCAATTCCTGCAAGCTTCAGCCCAAACATAATCAGGAACATCATTCCCAAAATAAACCACATATTAATTCTCCTTATCGTTGAAAACTGTCAAATGAAAGCTTAACAAGCTTAAATTTAGTGTGTCCATGACGCTTTGCATAACGAAGCTGAGAACGCGCTTGATCGCGTGTCTCACACAAAGCAATTACATTTCCTTTCTCATCTGTTGTAGCCCATGCTTTAATCTTTTCAATGTTCATTTAGATTTCCTCCACTTCTTCTGGATTAAGCCAACTACCATTACCAAGAGCATCTTCTACACGATACGGAAGACGGTAGTCCTCTTCATCATATTCCGTGACCGTTACAATGTCTCCGATATATTGACAGTGGCCTGAGATATCTTTTACAACCCGGTATTGTTTTCCTACTACAAGCTCTTTCAGCACTGACTGATTGTCTTCTCGACCTTTCTCATTCACAATACGCTCATACTCCATGAAATCCTCAAAGGAAGCGAAATACAGAGATGTTGTTTTCTGAATTTCTCCGACAGTCTCAGTGATTGTTTTAGTTACAGATGCCATTAGATGTTCTCCTCAGCGTCAATGAAATTCTGAATATGTGCGACAATTTCATCATCTAGCACAGCATTAACACCAGAATCAACCTGTATTTGACAAACGAGATAAACCTCTTCACCCATCCACTCATAAAGTCGTACAGGAATCTCGTCTATTTTGGTGTAATCTACCAAGAACGTGCAAAGATCGCCGCTCTCGGTTTTTACAGACACTGCGCAATATTTATATCCCACCTCTTCTCTCCTATCGCCATAAGGCTTTCTGTTAGTGTGTGTACATTGTGAAGCATGTTTTAGGGGTTGTCAAGGGAATTTTTAGAGATTAGTGGATATCAGAGTAACGATAGCCTACTTGTGTCTCACACCCAAGCTTTCTGCGAAGCTTAAAATCCTCGTTCACCTTCTCAATCGCCAACTGAATAATTTCTTTAAACTCCTCAACAAACTTTTCCTTGTCACGGATGGTAAAAATATGCTCATCGTGAAACTGGCCTGTCAAAGTCTTTGCCCCATACCTTTCGTGCATCATATTCAAGCAGTTATCCAGCCACATGTCAAAGAAAAATGCACCAGTGCCTTGAGCAAGGGTAGAGAACCTGTCTGACTCTTTGCGCAAAGCATAGCAGAAGCCGTTGACAGGGTTAACCAGCCACTTATTACCACGACTGTCCTTTATCACAACTTGCTCCTCTGCAATAGCCTTGACAGCCCAGTTTAGCTTCCAATATGCCTCATGCAAAGCCTCCCCCTCTTTCAGCGGCACACCAGCAGCTTGAGCAATCTTAGCAGCTCCCGCATTGTACACGGATGCATAGTTTGTTGTTTTACCTTTCTTACGGGCTGCTTTTGCGTTTGCTGTTTTGTTCCCCTTCTTAAACTCATCATACTCTTCTTGTGTAATCATCTTAGCCGTCAGCGCCATCAAAATGTGAGGATCAAAATCATCCTCTTGCATTGTAGCAACATACTCTGGGTCATGGGGCAGCATCAAGTGATGCTTAACGCGATCTTCAAGAGAAGACAAATCCGACCCTAGGCACACTTTTCCCTTACCAGCAACCAACACTCCACGGACAATCTTGCCATAGGCTTTGTCCACCCCAGCGAGGTTTACAATCTCTGCATGTTGCATACGCAGAGTGTTAGTAAGGCCGGCAATACGAGCCTGTAGCTTCCCGTTTTTCATGTCACGCTTAAAGCCGTTTAGTACACCAAGTCTGTGCTTAAGAACGCAGTATTTTGCATACACGCGAATCTCTGGCACTTCCTCTGCAAGCTCTTCAAGAGACGGACACAGCTCTTTCCCTTCATCACCAGCAACGGTGATTTGTGGGATAGCTCTCTCTTCTGGTCGAGCAGCTTTCCAAGCCTTCCACGCTTGGTGGGTTGCACCTTCTCTCGGCTTAGAAGCAATCCACTTATTAAAAGCCTCCTCATCTTTTTCATATTTGAACGATTGAGGAACCCAACCCTTCGAGTAAAGAAAAGCCTTAATCTGTTCGGGGCTGTTGCCATTAGGCGGCTCATAACCAGTCAGCACCTTAATAGCACCCTCTTTGGTGCTAGGTTTTACCATTGGGTTTCCGTGCTCATCAACAGCTTTTGTCTCGATAAGCTTTTTAATTTCCTCCCAAGCCTCGCCAGATGCAGACAAGTCGCCGTTCTTTTTAAACGGCTTTGCAGGTTTCTTTCTCTCGGAGTACTTCGGCACCATTGGCATTACAGATTCCAGTTCTGCCTTAGCCTTAGCACCCTCTTCTGTCAGCTCCTCAATCGAGGACTCCAAAAGCTCTACATCAACATCCCACCTAGTTTTCTCTTGAAGCCTTGCACAATCCATCTTGAACATCAAGAAAGTCAAAATGCGGTCAATAGCCTCATCAACTGTGCTACCTACAAATTGGTCAAGATAAATCTCTTCACCATCAAACATCCGAGTGCCGCCAACGTGGCCTGCATTAATTTCCGCTTGTGCGAATGTGTACATGTCGATCAATCGAGCTTTCAGGTCTTCCCACAAAGCTTTGTTAATCTTCACGTCCTCTTGGCAGCGATGTCGGTACTCTTCGTAAGAAAGGTTTTCCCAGTCATCAATCTTCGGCTTCTCAATACCGTAATCTTCGTGAAAAGAGTCCAATCCATGCTTGGACCTGTTGGGGTTCAAGTACCAGCTCAGTGCCAAACTGTCAATCAACATGATTTCAGACAAATCAATGTCCAAAAGCTTCTCTGCCAGAGGAATGTCGTAAGAAATCCCAGAGTGCATGACAATAGGAATTTTCTTTTCTAGGTGGTAACGGAAGAAAGCCCTGATCCGGTCTGCTTCTTCCGTGCCATGAAAAGAGTTGACACCCTTGCCATCGAGTTGATACGAAAGCACGTGAAGTTTTGTCGCTTCATCAAGAAGCCCATCAGCCTCAAAGTCAGCTACTGTTGCACTCCTCCAGTTTGTAATCTTCTTCAAAACTTCCTCCTAGATAAGTTCTACATCTTTTAGATTCCTCCGTATACAACGGAGAAAGTATCTCTTCACACTTGCTTCATTTATCATAAGCTCCCTTGACACTTCGTTGAAACCTTTCTCTTCATCAACGACCATCTTGGTAATCTTGACTTCAAGCTCTTCTTTTGTCTCACCTCGACGCTGAGCCACTAGGTAAGATTTCCTATAAACCTTTGAGTAGTCTCCAATATACAAGCAAACCGTGGGGATTTCAAGCCCTTTCAGCTCCGCAATCTTCTTTGCGGAAACACCCTCAGCTATGAGCTGCCTAATAGATTTCCTGACCCCTTCTTCCTGAGACTCCCACTCTCTTTTGCACTTATCCATATCATAAGGTTTTATATACCTCGCGGGAGCATGTCTCTCCCAACCAAGATCAGAAGCTATCTCAGCGGAACCTTTTCCAGAGTCGAACTGTTCCTTCAAGAAAAGACAAAACAAACCCATGTTGCTGTAGCCATACTTAGCTGCCGTGTTGTTTCTTTTGTTTAGCGAGGATACAGCCTTGCCATAATCCACAATAGTCTCACCGTACATATTATATGCAGCGGTCTGGTCCACCATGTGACCACCCACTCTGGCATAGGCGATGTTGTAGTAATCCTCTGACTCAACTGCATTCAACTCTACAATCCAAGCATCTTCTGCCGACAAAAGATTTTTCTTATTTGTAACTTCTTCCAAAATCTCGGCGGAAAATCTGTGGCCCTCCGCCATATCAGCTTTCATCAGTGGACATGTGCTGCTTCCATAATAAGGAAGACCTGTCTTTGTTGACACAATTCGGTCTACACCGTTTATCTTTTCTATAAAGCACTCGGTTTTGGAGCCTACATAAAACCTTCGACCGCTTTCGCGGTCTAGGTTTGTTAGTTTATAAACAATATTCAAAAAGCCTCCTTAAAAATCTTGTGGGTTATTACGAAGCCAATCATCAAGGTCGTGGCACTTACTTTTCTCAAACTCATAGAACCACTTACCTGCTGAGCCCGTTTTTCCGCCTCGACATTTTGGCAAATCCACTTCTGTAGTGTTTTTGTCAATCTCAGATTCCGAAAGCTTATCTCGATTTAGCACAATGTTGTAGGCAGCCGACTGCACGAAGCTGCCCGTCCCAAGTGCATCAAATTCACTAACTTTACGTGGTTTACCTTCAGCATTTTGTGGTGGCTTTCGTGTATGCAGGACGTTCACGGTAGTTACCCCGTTCTTTGCCATATTGCGCTGAAAATTCATGTGATCCTCGGAAAACTGTTCGCTGCTTCCGCGTAGCAAGTCTGTAAGAACGTCAATAACAAAGAGCCTACTGCCGTGTTTACGGAAAAGCATCTCCATTTCTGCTTCCATGTCTTTAATACTCCCTGCGCGCTCGTCGATGATAAAGAACCTTGGTTCACCTGTCTCCTTATAAGCCAGTTCGTTCTTAACCCGTTGTCCTTCCTCGGTGCCAAGAAAATCAATAATCTGCTCACTTGTCATACGCCACAAAAGATTTTTCTCAAGATGTATCGACAACATTTCCAACATATACTGTGCAGCGGTGGCCTCAAGACTTACAATGGTCGGGGTTACTGGGCTATTAAAAATCCAGTGATATACCATGCGATTAACGTGTGTCGATTTGCCGCACGAGGTATCTGCGATCACGTTAGCTATGCGACCCTGAATAATACCCCCGCCCATCATGTCCTGCATAACGTGCATATATTCCGGCAGGGTAATCCGTGGTTTACGCAACTCATCTGGAATCTCATCAATACCCTCAGCCGCACTTTTAACTCCAGCAGGTGTGTAAGGCTTAGCTGACCAAAAATCTGAGATGAACTCAGTCGCTTTGTTTGTTTCTAGGTAAAAGTTTGGGTCTTTGTAACGCATCTTCAAGATAAATACACGCCCCTTAGGGAGAACATCGACGACACTTTCTGTCGCCTTGTCCCCTGCTGCATCCGCGTCCATACAAACAATGATCTTCTTAAACTGATTAAAGAAGTCGTAGTTGTTTTTAATTTGCTTGTAGGCGCCTGCTCCACCAATTGTTGTACTGACCACAGCCACAGGGTCAAATTGTTTGTTTTTCTGTGCATCAGACAGCATCTGGAATGCCGCCAGACAGTCGTGCTCTCCTTCTGTAATAACGACAGTATGACTGTTTGTCTTGAACTTAAACTGCCCAAACATCTCACAATCTTTGCCTGTTTCACCAATTGCCTCAAAGCGTTTTACATGGTGACGAACTTTGTAACCCGAAAGCTCACCATTCTTTGTGCAAGGGTAGTAAGTCTCAACAACGCTACCATCTTCCTGAGAATAGGCATAACGAACGCCAAACGGTTTGCTCACATCTGTACGAACGCTGCGATAGTTTTTACTATCTACGCCCGTCGTCTCTTTCAGTTTCTTGTGGATGTCATCGTTAAAATCAGCTCCCACTAGATCATACTCCTCTTCTTCAATTTCACCATTATCTTCTAGCCATTGTTGGCTTGGAATAACATACTCACAAGAGAAACAAAATGCACCCTTGTGCTTATTGTTTTCATCCAGGCCATAGCAATGGAGGTTATTTCCAGAGTTGTCGCCCCTCTTAGATGCACATCTGGGACATCTGGTTTTATGCTCGTAAGAAAGATCAATCTCCTGACTATACCTAGTAATCTTAAAAACCACGCTACCCCCTAAACCAAGTCAACACTGTAATCATCAAACAGAGATGCCCTTTGGATAAGCGCATTATAAGCTTTTTCACTGAAGCTGCCAACCATTGAAGGTTCATATTTCCAGAGTTCAGCCCACTCCCTCAGAGCCTCTGCCTTAGCAGAACGCCAAGCATTATGTGCTTCCTTTTCCGTTGAGTAGTTCCCGAGGTACGTTCCAGTATTCCCATCTCTGAGGGAGTAGCACTTAGCCATCCAAGGCTTCTTCAGACCGTTAACCATAGACCAGCTTTTTGATTGGAAAGATACTCCCGGTAAATTCTTTCCCGTCCGAACAACTCGAAGAGCTTTATTTATCATTGGCGGAATAAAGATACAAGTTTCTGGAGAGTACTCTTTGTTTCCAAACACGAGCAAATCTTTGTCAAGATCATTTCCTTGCCACGGCTGAGCTTGTGCCCACAGTTTAAAGGAAGAGAAGTAACGCCAATCTTCGCAACACAAAGATTCCTCATAAGTTTTGTATCGTTCTTTCCAGTTTCGACTAAAGCAACGCTCTAGCATCCTAGACCAAGACCTATACAAAGGACACTTAATTACTGAACCGTCTGACAAGCGAATACTAGAACTCCCTTCATCGTTTATGCCCCAACCTTGAACTAATCTAACCATCACCCCTCCTAACCATTAGGTTGTCATTGTTCTTGTCACGACCGTGTTTCTTTTGGCAACGAGGACAACCTGTCTTCCCCTCTTCAGACAGGTCAACCTCTACGCCGTAGCGGGTGACAGTGAAGCTTGTTTCACGATTCACAACCCTCTCCCCATATCAATATTCAACTTCATCAACTTGCGCTTGATAATAACCCTCCTGATACCCCACATCATACCCTTCTTGATTAGCCTTCTCAGCAATCCTCTCAGCCTCAGCTTCAGAAATCATCCCCTGAAAGATGTGTTCAAGGAAATCGCTCATATGACATCCTCCACGCCCTAAAGGACGGGGATTCCCTCTACAGGACGGCCATGCCCGACCGCAAGAATGTTCTTGGCCGCGTTTACATCACGGTCGTGAGTGACACCACACTCACTGCAAGTCCACTCTCTTATTCGCAAACCTGTTCTACCCTTTGGGCTGCTGCCGGAAATACAACCGCAGCACGAGCAGGTCTGGGTGGTGTATGCCTCGTTAACTTCCTTAAAAACAATGCCTGCGCTATCGCATTTGTATTCCAGCATTGTTTTCAGCATAGCCCAGCCAGCGTCCAACACTGACTTGGCCATCTTGGTTTTAACGAGTTTGCTACTACTAACATTACCAACATAGATTTCACCCGCACGGTTTACCAGTTGACGGCTGAACTTGTGCAATGCGTCTTTTCGACGATTAGCTATCTTGGCGTGAATGTTTCTGACACGTTTTTTCTTTCTTGCGCGTTGTGCAACAGCCAGATTCGATTCCATATCGCGGTAGAACCGACCAGCCTCTAGCTTGGTTCCGTCAGAGCAGGTGGCGGTATCTTTCAGACCAAGGTCGATACCGATCTTGTCTTGACCGACTGGCATGTCCGCCTCAACTTCTACCGCGACATTGAAATACCAGCGACCACGGGCGTCCTCATTAAACGACGCGGAGCGAAACTTGTAGTTGGAAAGCCCGTAGCTGTCCCAGACCTTGAAGTAGTGTCCGTTGTAGTACACCTGCCCGTTTTTCCACTTCGCCATGCCGGTATTGATTGGAACCCATCCTAACGAGCGGCGAGCACCTCCGGTTTTACGCCAGTTTAGCCGCGCCTTCTTGAACTGCTTACGACGGGTGGCGTACTCAGCACACACTTTCTGAACCGTGTGACTGTGCAGTCCCAGCTCTTTGTGAGCCCCTTTTGTGTAGGGATGCATATCGTAGGCAGACAAAAACACACCACGCTCTTTAATAGAGCGGTGACTAAGTTCGTTCACGTAGTTCCAGACAAAGTTGACTGAACGCGCCATTTGGTTCAGCAGCGGTTGATGCTTGTCTCGGACACGGACTTTCAAGGTCTTGATGTGTTTCATACGTTGTCTCCTAGCCTACACGGCTTTCTCTGTTAATGTGTTTGCCATTCAATGCATGGACCCTGTTTAGAATCTTCCATTCCAGCATAGAGCAGGAAGAATACACCCATTGCACACCAGAACACAAAGCCAACCATTGCAATTTTGTTGTCATACAGTGATTGCGACAGCAAGAAAAAGAACACCACAAAATAGCCAACAACAATCAACGTAATCAAGAAGGCTTCAAACATAGCCTTCATCCTCTAGATCAATTTGTTCCACCATCTTAACAACAAATGGACGAGAAAACAAATAGCCTGTAGCTCCTTTCTCATCCTCTGAAATACACACAGCAATCTGTGTTCCTCCGCTCTTCAAATACATATCAATCTCACGAATAAGAGAGGATTTTGATTTATGGAATGTCTGTTGCATTATTTGTTCTCCTTAATAGGAACGATATACTTGCTTTATCTCTTCTACAAGACGTTGATTCTGCTCCTCAAGCTCTTTGATTCGTTCCTTAAGGATTGTCTCTCCCATGCTAGGAAGCAGAGCAACAGCCAGTTGCTTCATATCCATCCGCCAGCCCCGTACACTCACCAGATGCTCCACACCATATGTATCATTTACATGGAACGATTGCTCACTCACTCGCGTAATTTTCCCTTGCAAGATGTTCTCAATGCAGCCAGCAACACGATAGGAAATATTGCATTCCGTGTCAGTCTCTATATGCGGAAGATAATCAGTGTAGAGGTTTGACATAATGTCTTCAAGCACATTACCAGCTTTTTGCTTAAGCTCCTCAAGGGCGTCTTGTAGAATCTTTTCTTTTGTGTTCACTTCACCACCTCCAATTTAATAGCTGCCTTCTTTTCAGTAGAATCATCTTCATTATAAAAGCTTTCCTGCCTAATAGCAATTTCCGCTTCAATAATATCTTTGAATGTATACAGGCCAGACAAAGAAATATTCTTCAGATGCTCTGCTACAGGGAGCCATAGGGACATATCGTCATTCATTTTGAAAGCTCCTTAGAAATAGTCGTAAGAGCGATATGCTTCATTATCAGAAATGTCTGAGTCATAACATCCGAAATCAGGTTTAATGTTTCCAGCTTTCACACACTCGGCGTGTTGTATTTTCTGCCACATTTCCACCAATTTCTCCTCTTGAGCCTTAGAACACCACCCTTGATCTTCAACAGACTTAGCGTATTTTGCCCAGCCGTAGCCTGTTGATTTACACTTGGCAATCATACGTTGCTGGCGCTCTGTTAGCATTTCATTCCTCCTCTGCAAAACGAAGACCTGATTCATAAAGGTGTGCAGCCACATCAGTATAACTAGACATACGTTCGGTTTCAATCAACACGTCCGAGATAGCATCAATAACCTTCTTTCGCTCTTGTGCTGCAATCTGCTCAGGTGTTTGGATTGGACGAATCTTTGTATGCTTATTCAACGTCAAAAGCTGTTCAAATCCTAGATGTGGACAAGCGATAACAATCTCACCCTCATCACCATCGAGAACGTCCAGCACGTATTTCACCGTAGCTGCATACCAAGGGCCAGCTCCAAGCTTATATTCGATGTTAGCTCCGACAGGAGGAAGCTCACCATTTTCATACCACGAATTGTCTTGAGCTTTTGGGGTATCTTTCACAAGCTTAAACTCCTCTGAGTAGTCGTTGAGCGCTGAAACCTCGACGCTATCCTTAGTGATCCAGTAAGCTCCAAGGGAGCCGTCTTTTACAACATTTAGGATAGAGCCTTTTGGGACGGATGGTTCGTAGGATACTACCACCAACTCCACCTCATCCCCAATCTTAAACTTAGTCATTCTTCTTCCTCCTACATTAGTTGATAACGAGCTTCTTGCTCTGTGTATCCATTCTTACGACTTTCCTTCTTCTTGTCAAGCTTAATTTTAGGCTTGTTGAAGGAGAATGTGTGTTTCTTGACAATGTTACGTTGTTTCATTCTTCGTTATCCTCGTCTACCGAGCTTTCGTAGTAGTGGTGTTGTTGGACATACTGAACCATAGAACGAAGATTGTCAAAAGATTTTACGGTGCTCTTACGACCGTAGGTCCATACAACCACATCAAAGGAGGTTTCAGAAATCTCAACCCTGTAGCTACCATATTCTGACAAGGTGTGTTCAAAAATCTTAAGGTGCTTCACTCCCTTGAGCGGCTTTATGAAAGGTAATACCTCTTCCAGAGCAGTAACGGTCTGTTCTAAATTATCACCGATACCTTTGTATAGCATAAGCTCAAGTTGGATTTGTTCCGTTTCTGGGAAATAACCCGACTGGCGAAGCCTCATAGAACTCCAAAACTTTTGACGTGCTTTATACCGCTCGCCGTCTACCAAACCATCTTCAAAAAGAAAATACTCAATCTTCTCTTCTTTTGTCATTCCCGAAGCCATTTGACAGGTTTCCTGCTCTTGTCTAACCTTCTTGATTTTATCGTTAATAGACATTATTTTCCTATTAAGTTTATCCCGCTCAGCAATCAGTGGCGAAATGCTATCTTGTAGGTGCTTAATTTCTGCTTCAAAATCCTTCATATCTTCTCTCCTAGCCTCTTCGGCTTTCTGTTGTCGATGGGCATATTTTACATCAACATCTCAGAAAGCATAATTGTAAATTTCTATCGAGGATGCAGAGCATGATAGAAGAAATTGTAGGGGATGGTGTGTTGACATTTAGGAGAGGAAGGCGGAGAATTAGGGGTAGGGAAGAAAAGGTATGGGACTGAGAGAAATGTAAAGATTGTGTAAAGATAGTTGCAGAGTAGAAATTCGGTGGTACTATTACCAACATAGATTCAAAGAGGCGTTTCGGCATGGTTCCCTCGGTTCAGCGACCAAAAGCAAAACCTGACACAAACCGATTTGTTGAGATTGCACGGAAGCAATTGGTGAGACAAATGACGGATACTGAAAAGTTAGTGCTGGCAATGACGACCTCTGTCAACCAGTGACCTGCATAATGGAATCTCGGAAGAGAAGGCCCGTAAGAAAAGAAAGAAATTTGTTTTCTGCCTGTTTGACGTGAATACCTGCGACAGTCGTAGCGTCTTATAGTGGTGAGGGTTAAGTCACCAAGGGAATGCCACCTACGGGGAAGGTGGTTAAGGCAATGCTGTGTGCCTTGAGAGATAGAATCTTGTTCTCCTTCTGCTTTACTGAGCAGATGTGATTATCCTTAGAATACTGAGTGTATTCAGGTGGGCGCGTTGGTGCCTGCTGGGTAGTTGCAGGGAATGAGAGAGGGTAGGTTTATCTAAAATTTAAAGGGGGATTTAAAATGCCGAAGACATCTGGTGTATATTATGTATATGTTTGCAAGGTAGATGGGGTGGTAAAGTACATTGGAATGGGTAAGAAAGACCGGTACAAGCACTGCACATCGGGCGTTAGTTCTTGTCCAGAGTTAAACCGAGATTTCTTTGCTGGCAAGGTTATGGATGTGGAGATTGTTAAAAAGGGCCTCTCTGAGGAAGATGCAAAAACCCTTGAAGCAGATATGATAAGAAATGACATTGATAATTTGTATAATAGGGTCATCAAACACAACCCCATCATAAAGCCAAATCTAAGGACCATTAGAGACATAAAATTAATAGGAAGTAACTGGTCAATAGAAGAACGAGAGAAGAAGGCCTATAGGCAGAAAATAGAGGACGTCTTCCCTAACACAGAAACAGAGGCAAACCTTCTTGAGACATTAATACAAGCAGGTTTAGCACTCTATGTTATAGAATTGCCCACAGGTACAAGAGTAATCACTATAGATAAAACCGATGATATAGCCTCATATGAATTCAGCGCACAAATGTTTTCACATTATGCACACCCTGAGGGATTATATGACTTTAGGTGTGGTGTAGAAGACGAACTAGACGGGTTGCACTAACTGACAGCTACATCTGTCGTGCAAGTGCTGAGCAGGTGCTGTATGATGCAATGAGGAAAGCTTGGAAAGAGGAGGTTGGTGACAACCAATTCTGTAAAATTAGTAAGAAATAGGTGTTGACGATGACACAAAACGCATTGTAAAGTATGCCAAACAACTGATACTTTTGGAGGAATAGAAAATGGTTGAGCAAGTGACGATGTGGCACTCTTATGGACATTTGTTTGATACAAAAGAAGAGGCTGAGGAATACGAAAACGAAATTCAGTTTGAAAAAGCTGTTGAAAGTATTGTGCATTCGTTCTATTATCGGGATTTGGATGAGGACGACATTGTAAAAGGGATTATCGAGAACAAGGATCGACTGATTGAGGTGTTGACTAAATGAATACAATGACTACTATCTTACTAGGAATTTCTCTTCTTTTTGCTAGTGCAGTTAACATGAAACAAGACGAGAAGATTGCACAGCTCTCTGAACGTATTCAAACTCTGGAGGCTAAGAAATGAAAAATGGTGATGTGTTCCGGTGGTATTTTAAGAATGATACTGAATACCGAGCAAAACATGCTGGCTCTGGCACGGCATACTGGTGTTTAGACAATCAGTGTGTATACTGGGAGGGTGTTGGTCTTGTAGATACATATTGGTCTGGTCTTTCTGGTCAATACCTATCATCCAATGCAACAATTCTAGACGAAGAAAAAATTGACCTTGAGTTTGTTTGCAATCTTGACGATGTTGAATTTATTCACAAATCAGATGCAGACGAGTACGACAAAGTATACGATTTGAGCCACCAGCACCGCTGTTACCCGCATTTTGCTGTAGATAAGGGCGTATGTAAAAGTAAGAAAGCCATTCTCACAAAGAAAGAACGGGAACTCGCAGACGTAAAAAGTGAACTTGAATACTTACAACGTAAGGAGGTGTGGCTCACAGAAGAAATTGCTGAACTATTGATAGAAAGAGACCTTTCATCCACAAGGATTCTGTGTAAAATAGGGACAAATCAAAGCAATTCCGCAAGAACGTGAGGAATTAAAGATGAAAATTCTAGAAGACAAAGGCTATAAATGCTGGAAAACTGACGTTGATAGTGTCAGTAACACAAAACACTGGCAGCGTAGGGTTGATCTAGACGAAGGGTTTGATGCTCCTTTGTGTCAGTGCAATGAAAAGCTTCACATTAACATCCGTCAACACGAGTTTGCGATTCAGGACCACGAGCATAAATCTTGTGAGATTTACATTTGTGGTGAAAACAAGGACGGAGAATGGTGTGAGATCAAGATTTACAGTGTAAAGCCGGAAGAGTTAGAAGTGAAGCTTGACAACCTAGAGCAGAAAGTGTTGAATATGTGGAAAGCATTCAACGAGTAACGACTTTAAATGAACACATATTCATCTAAGCTATACAATATGCTTATTGAAGCAGGGTTTTCCCTAGAAAAGATTGATAGGCTCTGGACAATCTTTAGCTTGACGGCTGATAAGAAAGAGCCTATGCTATGGTCAGCTTCATTGGGAAGCCTTCTAAAACAAGCTGAAATTGAATTAGGAATGTGATATGAAAACCTCTCCAGAATACAACGAAGGGTATCGACTGGGAGTCGAGGATTGTGAATATGCAATAAAGCTTGGTTATAGCGCTCTTGTGCAGCATTTGAAGCATTGGGAGGGCTGTCCATCCCAAGATGATGAGGACAGAGGATATCTGCAAGCCCTTAAAGATTTTGAAGATAAATTGTTTACAGTGGGAGAATAGCTATGCTTGGCTATAACCAACACCTCTCAGCAGCTTGGAACGTATACAAAAATCTACAATACGTTTCAAAGGCTATCAACGCTTATGACTTGGGCTATTGGCGAGCATGGGCTACAGCGCAGCTCTCCTATGACGCTAGAGAGATGTTCAAAGATGAAGAAAAAGCAAAGAAAGCTGTTGACAAAGGAATGCAGTTGATCCAAAATATCTCAACTGCCCGAGAAAAGCAGCTTAAACAAACGAAAATGTATTGAGGAGAAATGAAATGTCGAAGCGTTATGACTATGAGCTGGCACAACGGATGATCCAAATGAAATCTGATGTTCTCTCAGAGGCTCTTATGGGCATGGAAGAAGATTGGTTCTGGACTGCCGATACAGTTTATGAAGATGGGAAGTTTACAATCGACCTTAGCGAGGAGCCAGAAATTGTAGGAATCTCTAGCTCTCGTTGGGCAACTCCTGTTATGCTTCTGAAATACAAAGATGGTCGGGAGGAGTTTGTTGACTGTTATACCGGAGAGTCAGAGGGCAAGCGTCCTGACTGGTTCGATCTTGGTATAATGTCCAGCCCTTGTCAGGAATGGGTTGAGTCTGTAAAACGTACTAAAGTTCAATAAGAAAACACAACACACAACAAAGAGCTTTTAAGGAATTATAGAAATGAAAATCCGTATGAATGCACAAGAGCAACACAACGAATACAGCAACAGCAAGCAGAAAGAGCGCAAGGAGCATAAAAACTTTCGTGAGCTTCGCAAGAATCGTAATAACCGCTGGCAATCGGCTGACTAATTAAGGAGAAATAAAAAATGTCTTTGGCTCTTATCGTATATCTGGTGTTCACTGCTCTACCTGCAATTTCTAAGCTGACGTTTATTGCATTTCTGGCTTGGCTGGTTATTACACTGATTGCACTTTTCATTGGCGGCATGATGCGTGATGTTTACAGTAACCGAGAGACTTGGGATTGGGCTATAAATGTAGCCGTTAAAAAGTGGGCTAAGGTGGCTATTGCTTGTTTGGTAGTGGCAAACCTTGTCCCCACAAAAGAAGTGACAGCCTACATGCTCGGAGCTTATGGTGTTCAAACGATTGCAGAGAACGAGAAAGTGCAAGAGCTTGGCGCTGAAGGCTTGGATGTTCTGCAAAGCTTGATGAAGAAAGCTAAGGCTGAGATTGAGGAAGTCGATCCGTCAGCAACACCGACAGAAAAAGCTAATTAAAAACACAGCATCAATAGATTCTTTTCATAAGCTCCTTGGTTGACTCCTCGGAGCTTTTCTTTTATCCTTCTATCAACAAAGCAATTTAGCTGTAAGAGGAAAAGAAAGATGATTAGTATCCCAAGGGGTTACGGGTTCAGGTCTGGTGTTGGTGCTACGGTTGAAGACGGGACACAGGATGACTGGAGCGGCGTAAATAGATTTTTATCGTTAAATATAAGGGGGTGTTTTTGTATAATTCTAAAATAGAAACAGGTACTATCTTAAAATCAAACAGTTACGGAGATTTTAAGGTCATAGAGGATCGCGGGAGTCGGGATGTTACTGTTGAGTTTACCTTGACAGGCACTAGGAGGGTTTGTCGCAGGTCTTCGGTTACGGATGGTTCCATAGTAGACCCTTACTTCCCAAAAGTGGCAGGCGTAGGTTTCACAGGGGAGGGTGTCTACACTCACTCCAAAAACAAAATAGACGGTAAAGTGTCTGCCAACAGAGCTAGTAGGATTTGGTCAGGGATGCTTAAGAGATGCTACGTACCTAAGAACAAGAACTTCTCTAATTACGGAGGAAATGGTGTGTACGTAGCATCTGAGTGGCATAACTTCCAAAATTTTGCAGAGTGGTACTTTGAGTGGGATAATGGAGAGTTTGAACTTGATAAAGACTTGCTTTGTTTGGGTAATAAGGAATATTCAAAGGAAAAGTGTATTTTGGTTCCAAGAGATGTTAACGTATTTTTCAAAAGTAACGGAACTAACAAGAAAAGTGGATTACCTATTGGTGTAATGTTTCCAAAGGATACCGACAGGAAAAACCCCAGACCGAAAGGTTACCTCGGTACATGGGAAAAGTCTCCTCGATTCTTCACCGCAGAAGAATGTCACTTTGCATACATCGAGGAAAGGTTAGAGAAGCTTAAAAATCTGCTTGAAATACACAAGAACTCAGTAAAGGATGGGAGATTTTTACCGGCGATGCTTGACAGGGTTGGTATTCTTGAGTACCATCTCGACAACAAGTTAATTTTTCATGGGTGGGACAGATGCCTAGACAGTATATAGTAAACTCTTGGGTCGGTGCGGCTGAGTATGACGAAGGTGACACATATTCAGGTGAGCAGATTGGGAACAGGCATCAACGCTCTGTTGAGGTAGCCCTTGAGCGAAGCGGGGACGGTTGGTCAGCTCGTAAGATTCCCGATGTTTGGACAAAAGACGGAAAACCAAACATTAAAGCTTTTAGTGATGAAGCTTTGGGTCTTAATCAAAAGAAAACGCCAGCTAAGAGAACTGTTCCTATTGCACATCAAATTGTTCCACAAGAGAAAACATTGGATCGCCTGGATAAACAAGAAGCTGAGCTTTACAAAGCTTTTGAAAAGCAAGAGATAAGCGAGGAAGAATTTAAACAGCTCATCTTCGCCTTGGAGCAAAAGAGGGCTAGAGCGTGGAAATCTCGTTGTAAAGCCCTTGGGATATCATCTGACGATGATCCTGACGAATCAACAGACGAAGAAATGCTGTCAGAGTGGCAAGAGAGGGCAGAGATAGTAGGGAAAAACAACGTAGAAAAACGCGATTGGTGGGAAGGTGGAAACGTTTTCATCCTTACGCACAACAAGCTAAAAGACGTAGTAAAATCAGTGGTAAATAATAAAATATCTGTTGACAAAGAAAAGCTTAGTCCTTATATTGGAGGCGTTGTCCTGAGCTTTATAACGTTTGTAATTTTGTTTTGAGGAGAGAAAATGAGCAAGGTATTGGTTGATCGGGATCGCGTGGTCGAATCAATGTGCCTGACATGGCGGCATGACTTCGGCATTGACAAGCTGGAAGGCTGCGACTTTTGCAGCGGAATGACAGACAAGGAGCGAGAACACCTTCGCGGACAGATGGGTAAGCTGTTCGATCACCACTTCGCGCCCGCCATGTCAGCCGTGACCGCCGAGCAGCAGCCGTTATTGCCGACTGCTAGCGACCTGGAGGCGGTATTAGACGAATGCGAAGCATTTCGGGACTTATCAGACGTAGCTCACGGATGGTATGAGGCATTAGAGTGCATAAGCCGTTTGAAAAAGGAGCGTACACAATGAAATCTACATGGCACATCTTACACATCCTGATGATCTTCCTAACGGGCGGGCTTTGGGTCATCATCTACATTTGGCGTCTATTGGCTAACGCTCATAGCAACAGGAAGCTTGAATATGTCCAACAGCAACGCCAGCTAGAAGCTATGGAGCGCTTAGTGGCACATACAGAGGCTGCTGATAAGCTTAAGCTATTGAAGAGCCACGAGTAATAGAATCTTTTGGGCGGGTTTTCCTTTAAAACATCTTGACGGCATGGGTGCATTGGGTCAGAATAGCCACAACAGAAACGAAAACCGCAAGGTGATACAAATGAAATTTAACGGGGTAGAGATCGATAAACAAAGCATCGAAAAGGCACGCCAGTGGTTTATTGATAACCAACAAGCTTGTATCGATGGTGCAGTCAACGGTACGCTTGGTCTTGCCAGTCATGTTGACATTAACGAATATGTACAGAGTCGCATTAATGAACAACGCTCCATTCAGAATGGAGAATGGGATAACTCTTTTACATTCATGCAGCTCGCGCACTATATTCAAACCGGAGAGTCCGTTGCTCTATTGCCTTGAATAGAGAACGTATCAGACAACTAGAAGTAATAGAAACAATCAATTATCCATCAAAGCTGTATGTTATAGAATGAACACAACAGAGAAGACATAGTGTCCTCTAGGTAAAACAGGAATCGCAGATATGTTAACTAAAGAGCAAGTAATTAAAGAGTTAAGCAAATTCGACACCCTGGGAGAGGGCCGTATTGTTTTCAAGGTGCTGGACTATTCAGAAAATCGCTTTGCTCCTGAGAAGGTTGCATATCGTGTCCATTACAGCAACTATATGGGACAGCGTAGGAAAGTGACTTATTATCCTAACAGCGTTGGTTTTCAGTGGAGTTAATCATGTATTACCTCATTCACTTAAAAGATGGGAGAGTGGTAAAGGTTAGCAGTTGGTCAGAAAAAGAACGTCGGGATGATGCTTTCGACTTCTACAAGCAAAGCAGTCATCTAAGTAAACACTTTGACGAAATGCAGAAGTTCGAAAATAAACTAGATGAATACTGGTGACGAGCAATGAAATACTATATCGTATTTATTAATAAGTTGGATGGATTTAAGGTAGTGGCAGTCGCATCATATGAAGATTATGATGACCAGCAAAAGGCAATAGAAAAATATAATAAGAGATTGTCTACCCATGGGTTTGACTGGCTTGGATTTCCTCAAGTAGAATATCACGAAATCCAAGCAATCTCTGAGGTGAACTAAGATGGAACAAGCAACCCACAAAGACGAATATGGCAACCTGTACAAGGTAATGGGCGATAAACCTCAAGAATTTTGCGTACTCTTCTGGAATCACAGCAGCCAGCAATGGTTTCAAGATTTAGGGAAAGATTTCAGCCATTTAATTGAAATAAAAGCTTGACAGCCTCCAGCAATCCAGTATAATGAACCCATCGAAACGAAAAACACGGAGCTAAACAAAATGCCCAAGTTCGATGACCGCACGGTTTGTTTTCACACTGGTAAGAGAATCAGCCCTCCCATGAATGAGCGCAAGCTTTGTGCGTGCTGCGGTCAACGCATCGTCAAAGGGGAGATTGTGGATATCGGACACGTTGGGGACGATTGCGCAGAAATCATCCGTCGCCGATTGTCTGATAAAGCATGTTTTGCTTGTTCTGCTGAACAATTCATAGAAAAATGGCAAAAAACTTTCGGTAAGATGAAGCCTGCCATTCAACGCACACTAAAGGAGTTTTACCCATGATTTACTCCGATGATGACCTTATAGGATTAGATTCACCCCCTTTAGTAAATGGTGAGTTCTGCATATTCACCTATAAACAATGGAAAACAGTAAACAAACTGTGGCCCTGGAACATGACTTATGACCAGTGGCGGGATTGGAATGATAAGACCAGCACACCGCTTTCTGATAATATCTACGTCAGAGCGGAACAGCAACTCACCCGCTTAAGCAACTTAAAGCATTGGTTTTATGCCATCGGTGAAAGAATTAAACGAGGTTATGAAATTGACCCCGTTATTTTAGAAGATTATAAAAACAGAACAAAATAAAAGCTTGACCTAAGCCCCTTCGGGGGCTATCATTCTCCCCACAAGCTAATCACATAAGAGACAACAGCCATGATCCTAGCCATTCTCTCCCTCTGTTCTGTTGCTGGGTACATCATTAGCCGCCCTATTGTTAAATCTGTAGGAGTATAAATTATGCAAATTGTATCCCGTATCTCTAAAGGTCACCAGTTTACACTAGAGTGTGTCGAGTACACTGTTATCGGAAGCCAACAAATCAGAGGCACTTACTTTTACATTGTAAGGAATGAATCCACAGGACAAAAGCAATCTGTCCGACGTGAAAATATGCTAGACTGGCAGAAAGACGATACGCTTAAATTCAAAATGTAATGGAGTGAACAAAATGTCCATTGAATCCCTATTTATGCAAGCTTTCTGTATTGTTTTATGTGCATTGCTTATAGGATGTTTCGTTGAGAAGAAGATGAATAAAAGCTAAATGTCTATCAAGCAACTGGACGTAATAGAAACAATCAATTAGACGCCCGGACACGCAAGCTTTATCATCTCCCCATCGAAACGCAAAACAGCAAAGGGAATAAAACATGTTCTTTGACAAAGAAAGCGGCTTTTGGGTTGACTCTACTTTCAAAGCAATGATTAATCGGCTAAAAGCAAGTGCATGGGATTTGTCTGATGCTGTAATTATAGAAGGACTGTCAAGGCAACTGATTACAGATTTTTGCCATGCGGAGATTAACAATGCTTATCAATCATAAAGAATGCTCAAATTGCAAAGCCGTCACAAACAAAACCGCGATTCGTCTGATGGCCGACGGTGAGCAATGGTGGTACTTTTCCAACTACAAGACAAAAGCCGGCAACGTATACTCCGGCCTATTTTGCCCCGCCTGCTCCGATTCTGTGTATATAGAAAACAAACAGGTAACAGCAGACCAATAGAAACAATCAATTGGCCGCTAATGCGGCCTTTTGTTTTAATAGCTCCATCGAAAGCAAATAAGCTAGGAGACACAAGAGATGGACTACTACGAAAGCGCAGAAGGCATCATCATTAGCCCAGAACGTGCTAAAAATGAAGTAGAGAAGCACGGCTCTAGCTGGGAAGAGTTTGTGCAGGACATGGGGCTGCGGAAAAGCTACGAAGCGCAAGCTGTTCTGATCTGGCTTGGCTACTGATTATGGCCGATTTTATCATCGAAGAATGTATGCAGGCTGTAGTCTGGCCAATACTCAAACAGATAGCGTCAAACAGAAAGATTAAAAATAAAGCGAAGTAGCTGTTGACACCACAAACCAAGCTGTTAGGATGACACCAACAGCAAACGAAACAGCCAGAAAGGCTAAGGAAAACACCATGAAAACTACTAAAACCAACATCACCAAAGCCACCATCCTCGATTGGAGCCGCGAGAATAATACTGTTTACGGAAACCCTGTTTACAGCTTCACTCTGACAGACGAGAATGGCAAGCTGTATCGTGGCAAGACACGCCCTAATGCTGGCTTCGTTTATGGGCTGAATTATCGCCCTTCTGAGCTGGCTAATGTTGTGATCGCCATCACTCCTAGCGGACGTGTGTACATGGACGACGCTGATAACAGTAAATAATCTCAAAAAGCCCTTGACAGCATATGTTGAGGGCTTTATCCTTTGCACATCAGCCAAGCAAACACGGAAGCAAGAACATGAACACAACAGAACACTACGTTGCCCTGATGACCAATCTTTCTAAGGAACGTCAGCGCCTTGAACAGTCAGCTTCTGATGCTGAATACGCTTTGCGTTCTGTATGGGTGAAGCAACTGGAAAGAGAGGTAGAAGCCGAAGTTGAGTTTCTGGCAAGCAAAGGGATTGACGTCTACGCTGAGGCAAACGAAGTGGATGATATGTCAGATGATGATCTTCTAAACGAACTGATGGGCTAAGAGAATGAACGTTAATGAATTGGCATTGAACAAGCGTACAGCTCTTCGCATGTTCTGGGATGCTGGACACAACACAGAACAGCAGTTGATTGCAGCCAGTAATAAGCTGGAAAGCATGAAACAACCATCTAAGGGTTACTGGTATGCATCAGACGTTTCTAGAGCTATCGGAAAAGCATAAGGAACGCTATCTGGTAATCAGACGTGATAGAAACAACCAATTAGACGGGTTATAGCTACAGTGTAGAATGACAGACATCAGAAACGCACTCGGAGCAACAAAGATGAAATCCTACACTGTCAAAAATAACGCATTTCGTGGAACAGTTGGGTACACTCACACCGTCACACTCAACATGGCTGAAATCATCGGTCATGGCATTCTTGATGCTAAGACAGTACAAGACTGCGAAATCATTACAAGCTTCGGCAATACGTTTGTCATTGGTCAATTTGAAATCAAGGAGGCATAAGATGGGAAACATTCACGACGTGTTCAAAGACGATGAAACAAGCGGAACAATTATAGGTGGCAATTATGTATGCGGGTATCTGTTCTATGGGGAGTGTAAAGCGCTTTATCGTCAATTGTGGGCAGACAGTGAGACTGAATTGAAGCAAAAAGCAAAGGAAGAAAAGCAACGTCTGCTAGATGAGAACAAAGAGATTGCCCGCGAATTGTGGCCAGATGTTGGCTTGTGGCATCTCCGCATCTATTGAGGACGCACAATGACCATCGAAGCCCTATCTATGCAAGCATTAGCCATCATCGCATGCATCCTCATGGCTTGCTCAGCCATCGAAAATAAATTTAAAAAGAATGCAAAAAGTGGTTGACGTAGATTCTCAGGTTGGTAGAATTGGCACATCGAAAGCAAACACAACCTAGAGGATAAGATGATGGCCATCCACCCAGCCCTGCAAGCCAGACTCGACGAAGCCAAAGCCGCAACTGACAAAATGATCGCTGACACCATCGCCAGCGGTCAGGTGAAAATGCTTTCGACTCACGGTCACGCGACTCGTGAAGAAGCTGTCACCGCACTGAAGCCGTTCAGTACCTTCGCTGTTGGTAGGAACATCGCAGGCCGCTGGGTCCACTACTGACCGCCCTTAAAGCTTAACCCACCCCCACAACACATCAAGCCCGCTTGGAGCGGGCTTTCTTATGTCTAAAATAAAATCACAAATAATCGAAAATAGTTGTTGCACAGACTCCCAACATGCCTATAATGGGCCATCTCTTACAGAAACCCATACGGAGCAACAGCCATGAGCAAGAAAGCAGACAAAGCCACTATCAAAGCCACCCTTTGCGCCCAGGGTATCGACTTCTCTGAAGACTTCCACGCCCTTCCCAGCTCCCAGGTGGAGCTGCTGGTGGAGGCATCTAAAGCATGTGGTTATCGCAAACCATCTAGCGCAAGCGGCAGTACAGCACGGTATTTCTTTCAGCACCTGGCAAAGCAAAAGTAAAATAAATCTGTAAAAAGCCCTTGACCACCACCAGGGCTTCTGTACAATGGCCACATCAACCAAGCAAACACGGAAGCAAGAAAATGAAAGCATCGCATATCTTCACCGAGGCAGGTCTAGGACAAACACCTTTCAAGGTTATCGGTTATGAGGAGCGTTCGACTGGCTGCGCTTTCTGCGGCCGTGGTATCAAAAAAGTGAGTATCATTAAGAGCAGCGATGGGAAGGTTGCTAGTATTGGTTGCGAATGCGTCAAAAAGACAGGTGATTCGGGATTGATTGCAGGTGAGAAGCTTGCGATAAAGCGATTCAAGGCAAAGCAGAAGTATGAAAAGCAAATGGCTGCCTACTTCGAGATCATGCTAGAAAAGTGGGGAGATCATCCCCATATTGACCCCGCCAGCAAGGAGGATAAAGAGCAATATCTAAAGGAAATGGAAAGGGTGATGCTCGAGACTGTTAACAATCAAGACTAATAACAAAGCCCCTGTTAAGGGGCTTTTCTTTATCTAACACATAAACATCTAAAAACCTTCTTAGCCTCACCTCTAAACCCCAATACGAAACCCTCACTAAATAAAGCCCCGAAAGGGGCTTTCTCCTTTCGGAGAATCCTTTCTCTTGTCTGCAAAATCACTTATCCACAAGCAATAGGCTTTCTATTAGCTCCCCATATGTCCAATTGATTATGTAAATAGTTGTGGATAACCTTGTGGATAAATCATTCTCATCTTTCCATAGTGGGCTTTTCTCCCCCTACCCCATACCAATGCCTTGCCTCACACAAACCCTCTTAAAACGCATTCTAGGGGCTTCTAGAGGCACATAGGCATTTCCCTATCATCCCCTAAGTGGACAATAGGAATATACAATCAAAACATCTGTTCCCATTTCTCTTGTTTCTCAGTACAATGCTTACACACGGAACACAAACAGAAGGAAACAGAACATGATCCTCTCCAAAGAACTTCAAGACCTCAAAGCCGCTTACTGGAATGCCGACACTCAAGCCAAGTTCGTCCGTATCTTCCCTAACTCTGGTCTTAGCTGCGGTGATGATACTGACCTCATGTTCATTCAATTGGTAGAGCTTTGCGCTTACAACGTTGATGAATTCTGCACCCTCGAAGATAGCGTTTGTGGCTTCCTCTGCGAATAAGGAGAACATCATGTTTAATGTTTATGTCACCTACTACGACGCCATAACCACCACTCTCTACGCTTCTGGCCTAACAGAAACAGAAGCTTTATCCCTAGCAGATGAGCTAAACAACAATCCCGACTTCGATGGTCATGCCATCGTAAGAGAAGAATAACCCCATACAAATAAGCCCCGAAAGGGGCTTTCTCTTGTCTGCTACATAAACATCTAAAAACCTTCCTACCCTCCCCTCTAAACCCCAACACACACACTCCCCAATCCTTTCTCTAGCATATCCCTATATACATCCGTCATCGGTAGATGACAACATAACACCAACCCTTCATGCGATAGCATGAGAATACACACAAGCCAGCGTCTGCGCTGTCTGTAGGCATCTCTCTAACACCCCTCTCCCTTCAAAATATCCCTCTAAATATCCCCTCTAATACCTTTGGAGTGAATGCGAGACCACGCATGTGGTTAAGCATGAACGATTCCAAAAACCCTTTCTAGCACGTCAGTGCCCCTATATCATTCCTTAACGTCAGTTAAAGTTAGCAGGCGTCTAACATGGTGCTACAGAGTAACATAGAGAGAGTCTATCGATATTTTAAAATTCATAGAGGTAGTCTATTGGTGGTGGCGTGCATTGTTAAACCCCTCGGACATAGAGCTGGGATTTATTGAAAGGGTCTCACCCTCATAGGATATTTTCTAGACGCAAAGAAAAGGGACTACCCTAAAAGAGCAGTCCCAAAAATAGAGGGGGTTGGTGTTTCTCAGAGATGTTTCCAAGTCTTTCTTTTAACAATACATCTCACTGTACTCTCAGGCATTCCTAATATTTTTGCAAGGCCATTAACCGAATATTTACCTGTTGCGTGCATAGCACGAATATTCAGAACATCTTCTTCAGTGAGACTACTCAAGTGGTGATTACTTCCTGTAATACTCGAAAGGTCAATATGCCCACCTTCTCTCCAGAAGTGTTGGTTATTCTCAAGAACTGTACACCATTCAAGATTATCCAATCTGTTGTTATAGGTATTAAAATCTTTATGGTTGACTTGCATATCTTCTGGATTGCTAATTGGTTCAAAAGCTTGCATTACTAGCCTATGTACAAGCATACCTTTAACAGAACTTGGTCTTCTTAGACCTACAATCAGATATCCGTGACCATTATCGGTGGCTGTAATTATCTTCTCTGTTCTCCTGTAAGGACGAACCATTGACTTCACCCTACCAAGATTACTTACTTGGTACAGCCCTTCAAAGTCTTCAATGTCTTTCCAAATCTCGTCTTCCACTTCATTCCTCCTAAATACTTACTATATTATGTAGGCCCATCTGCTCTACACCAAAATACAAGGGGTACAGAGCATCGGATGGACATTTGATGTCCCAACATCTATGCAAACAAGTCTGGCCCATATTCGTAGCTGTCAGCAACAGCCGCCATGAAGGCACTGTACCTACCTTTCCAGAACAACTTGGGATGCACTTTTATCAAGTGTGACCAACCGTCTTCGTCTTCAAACTTTGTGGTCAGTTCAATAATCAACCCTTTACTCAATAAAGATAGGTACACTCTTCTGGTCTGCTTGTCTCCTGTGTTCATTCCTTTCTTTATCTGTGACCAAGGCATTACGCTGTAGTTCCACACCACCACATTGTCACATACAAGCTTTAACATCTTGCTTTCTGTTATCGTGCAAGAATCTAGTAGCATGAAGTCTAGGAGGTATCCGTTATCTCCTCTACCAGTTCGTGAACTGTCCGAACACAGAGATTTAAGTTCCTTTATATTTGTAGCTGTGTCCGGTGTAGGCTTTGGGAAAAACAGCCCCTTCTCATAGTATTTTCTGACTACTTCGTTAGTCCGATATTCGTTTAACCAGAAGTCACAATAGTCTAGGACAGATAGGGATTGTAATATCTCTCCTGTATATTTGTTAACGACAAAAACCCGCTCACCATCTCTGATGAACAGGTTGTCGTATTTGGGTATGTCATCTACTCTATACATAATTTCCTCACTAATCACACCCTCCTTCTCGATATTTTTCTGGGGATAAACACTTCTTACCATACGCTCTATGACAATCACAAATGTAGGAGTCTTCCACTCCCAGTTGCTCATAGAAATAGAATGTTCCTCGTGCTAGTTCTTGCTCCGCCCATTCCTTTGTGTATTCAGGGTCAGTCAAGAGTTTGTATTCATCGTCCTTCATTTTCTTCTCCAATAAAAGAAGCCCCAATTAAGAGGCTTTGTTATCTTTAGTCATCAAATGCAACAACACCAAACAAGATGACACCACTTTCCCAAGGATAATCATTACTGGGTGCATTGTCAGGAACATAACAGCTATCAACGTTCCAAATCCTGCAAGGCATACAAACACCACAAAGTCCAATAGCAGCAAAACTGTAATACCAATCAATCTATTCTTCACTCTTCCTCTTGCATCTGTGCAATCAAAAACTTATTCTCCTGCTCAAGCATTCCTTTCTCTTGTGTAAGCGTTATCACCTCACGTTGGAGATTGGATATTTGATTGTAATAATCTTTAATCAGCTCTGCAATCCACGTACCATCACGAGGATGGATTGGCTTATATCCATTAACACCAGACAGGCGTAATAGAAGCTCTGCTGGATATGGGTTAGTTTTTAAAATCATTTCAAAGGCTCTCCTGTGCAGTCATCGGCCACTACGAACCCCATTCCGAAATCAAACCATGTTGTCCACTGATTACACTTTCCGCATTGTGTCCTATCATTCATGTCTGCTGGTGTATTACTGATCACTTCTCGCCAACCTCCGCAGTTAGACTGCCATGTGTTGCACTTAGGGCACTTCTGGTCACAATGATATTTCTTTAACCATTCTTGGCGCTCTTTCTTCTCAGCCCAGTACTTGATTTTTGTGTAAATACTCATTTCAACACGTCCTCCACATTCTTCTGCATTCTTTCTATTGTGCAAGCAAGCACATTCTTCTGATCTACTAAATTCTCCCAGCAGGGGATGATCTGGTGTTCGATGTATCGACCGCACATCCCTAATGATATTTCTGCTGTAATGAGATGTCCATATTCGTCTTTCTGTGTATACCAACGTATTTTAGATGTCATTGTAACACCACTCATCACTTTTCCAGATTGTAACGACTACGCGATTACGAAAATCCTCGTAGCTTCTGAATGTATTTGTCTTGGCGTCATATGTGCAACTGCCCACATAACCCTCTTCTCCTGACCTACGACATGAGCAGTCAGCCCCGTCGATAGGAAGTTCTAAGTAAATGCTTTTCCATTGTTTATTCATTTTCATTATCTTCCTCCATAAACAAAAATAGCCCAACATCGTTAAATGTCAGGCCATAATATCACTTCTTTTTCTTTGGTGCAAGCTTTTTGAAGACGTAATCAATGATAGCTTCCAGAACCCACACACCGTAAAGACACGGCAACAGGACAAGGACAGCAATGTGGAAATAAACATACACTTCCTTTACAGAAAGCTTTGTATTGTGATATTCCTCACGATAGAACTGGTACACTCCTTGCTCCCCAAGAAACTTCCATGTTACCAACAGAAGCATGGCAGAGAGGACAAGGCCGATAACGTAGTATGTAATTAGGAATGTCATTTATTTCTCCTCAGTGGATCGTTGCTTTTGAATATGGAGCATCAAAGAGCGAAGCTCTTTCTTCTTGGAACACTTCCTCCTCTTGTTCTTCCTGATAGCCTACAGACATCATCTCCTCATAATACAAATCAACATAGGAGATAAGAACATCCAATTGTGTAAAGGGGTGATTAATCTCTCCTCCTGTCAAACGAGAATAAGCTGTCTGGACACTCTTGAACAAGACAACGTAGTCATGCAGCTCACGTTTTATACTGTCCATGTCCGGTGTGCCATCAGGATTCTCTAGAATATCTTTCCAGATGCTATTCCACACGCTGTCAATCTTCTCTTTAGGAGACATCATTCCACCTCCACCGTATGAATAAATATCGTGTCTGTGTATTCTAGAAGATCATCTTCTTCAATGCCAAGCTCTTGCATCTTATCTTCTCGCCATCTCTCATAAGAAGAGTTGCTAACCCATACATTGTGAAGATGCTCTTCCATCATCCCATCAAACATCTCTCTGTCTGCTGCAAGGAATTGGGCTACACGTCCCACTTTGTTGTTATGCTTGGAGACGAAAGCAAGAGCCTTCTCAAATGTAGAGAAAACCCTCACATCATTCCTGATATTCACTACATGTACGTCCATCTTAGCTCACCAAATATACAGACAAGCCATAACGGTTGATAGCTTTCTCTAGCGTGCAATGAATGTTCTTCCCATTGACAGGGGCTTGAGTGTAGAATGTTCCATCTCGTTTTACAACAGTGAAAGCTGGAGCATCATCTTCTGTGCTGTATTTGACAAAGCGAATATTATCAAGGACTACGCCTGTGTCAAGGTAGAAGATAGGCTTCCCATTTGGAACACGTACACGAATTTTATTGCTCATCTTCTTTCTCCATTTCAATTTGTTCAATAAGCCATGCTTCAAGATAATCTGTGTCAACATTGAAGCGTTCTTCACAATATTCTTTTGTGGGACTCTCTAGAGCCTCAACAAGCTCGTCAGTATTATCATCGAAAATATCAGCTCGTGCAACATTCCATTCAATTTCTGTGTATCCGTAGAAATCATCAGGATTATCAGCAGAGAAATCAGCTTCTTGTTTATGATAATATACCACATCAAGCACAAGCCCTACATAAAGCTCTTTTGCATTTTCTTGAAATGCTACAACATAACAAAATTCTTTAGACATTATGTATGTTCCTCCTCATATCCACGCTCTTGCATCTCAGCCCAAATATTAAAGCTTAGACGTTCCAGTGTATCATCTGTACATTCCTCAAGATTCTCGATAATCAGGAATACAGCATCTTTAATTTCTTTCTGTGTAATCAACTCTCTTCCTCCATTTGCCGAAGCATAATCTCCCCTTTCATTGAGTACATAATGTCTACAAGCATTTGCTCTGTAAGCTCACCACTACGGAACATGATAACATCTGCTGCTGTCTTTGTGTCACACATATTCAAAAGAGATTTGTAATTCTCTGTAATTTCTAAGCAGTTAGTCATCTTATTTCTCCCACACTGCTGCAAGCAATTTATCTTTAGCAGAAACATCCAGGTAGTCTGCTGTCAGAATAATCCTGTTCATCCGACGATTGTTAGATGCCCAAGCAGCATCAAGACGTTGCTTAATCTCTGCTATCTCATCCATCAAAGCTCTACGCTCTGAATTCAATAGAATGTCTTCTTGTTTTTGTTCTTGCATTTTCTATTCTCCTATTGCTGGTTGTGAATACCAAGAGAAGCATTCCCTTCAAACAATGCTTCAACTTCTGCCTCCATCATAGCAAGCTCTTCAGCATGTTGCAACAGCTTTTTAGTGAGCTGGATGCTGATGAGGAGTTCTTTCTGTCGTACATGCCTCACACACCCCTCAGATTCTTTAGCTGAAGATTGTATGAGAGTGTTAAGAACATAGCTCAGAGCTTCCACTTGAGAAGCTGCATTGTAATGTGTGTTCATTTTCAATCCCTGTTCTGTGTATGATAGACAATCTGCCACACCATCTTACCATCCTCATCTACACCAGATTGCACAGTAAAAGCAGCAGGGCGTGCCCATTTAGCAAAGTCAAGCAGTGCATCTAGGTTTGTGAACAGTCGTGCAATTTGAGAAGGAGATTGCACTTGTCCTTCTACAACATTTTCTTCAATTTGTTGTGTCATCTTACACCTCAAGCTCTATTGTCATAACGGTCTTCTCGTACTGCACATCAACACCAATCGCTGTTAGGTATCGGGAGATGGGCAGGAAGAGTTCTAAATCTCGGCACTTACCTGTCACCACAATTGTACTCTCAGGTTCTTTGACATACTTTATGCGCAAGCTGTCCATCTGATGAAGCTCGTTCCAGATTTTGCAGGCAAACTCAACGGTCTTTACGCAGCCGACATATCGGTGCAAATAAACCAATGATTTATATTCTACAGGCAGTTCTATCATTTCTGATTCTCCCCTCGTTCGTTCCTCCACAACAGCAAATCTCTGATAAGAATATCTGCTGTCACTCTCACCCTTGTAGGGTAGTCGCTTTCTTTCAGGTTGTAAAGACTTCCAGCCTTTAAATTGTCCTTCGTCACAAGATTTTTGTTAACGTGATCCACCTTATCCCAATTCTGTAGCAGATAACGAGCCATCTTATCATAACACTCGTCTGATAGGATGCTTTCGTAAACTGCATAGTAGCAATACGACGCCACAATGAAGAAGCTCAGGGCTGTATTTGGGTTTCCTTTGAAAGCTTTCCTTGCAGCTTCATCATAATTCCCTCCAACAATCTCAAGCTTCATTAGTTCGCTCCGCGAAAGAACTTATGTTGACCTACTACACCTATTAGCTCAAGATTCTTCATCCAGCTACGCTGAACATTCTTTTCTGTGTAATGTGTAGCTCCTTGAGACTCATCAGGAACCAAACCGTGTAGCACATTGTAAGCTGTAGCACGAGCCTCTGTCCAATCTTTTTGTGTTGGTGTGCGTTGCTTGTGTTTATCTTGCAAATAGCTGAATTGCTTACGCTGATGAATTACGTCCTCGACAGTGTTGGGCCAGTTTTTGTGATTAACACGATTCAGAATCACTTGTGCAACAAGGCGTCGTCCCTCCAGTGGTTCACCACGAGATTCCCACAATACAGCTTCTGAGAGTTTCATGCAAGTGGACCACCCTGTACACAAGATAGCCTTCTCTTCTCGCGTGTGCTGAAAGCCATTAGGAGCTGGTGGAAGCTGCTTAATCTTGTGACGGCCTTCGTACATATCAGATAACCACACATCCAGGAAGAACAAAACGCCACCTAAGAAGACACTCCAGCAGATAAACTCAAGAGAAGTCATCCTGTTATTCATATTTTCATCCTCCATAAACAAGAAAAGGCGTCCTTCAGAATGAAGAAAAGCCACTAACCAATCTCTATGTAAAGAGAATAAGCTAGTGGCTCCTGTGTGTCAATCATTTTCTTCATTGAATTTGCTAATCGTTGGTTTATGATTGATAGAAATACTACACTATTAGTGACTATTTTTTAGCCTTCCATAAACCGATCAACCTCAACACCATATTTGATGAGATATTCCAATCCTTGTTTGCAGCGATATTCTTCTTTGTACACAACACGCTTCACTTTGGCTCGGACAAGCAGCTTCGAACAGTCAACACAGGGTTGCATTGAAACGTAGACTGTTGCCCCTTTGGCACTAACACCCTCTTCAAGAAGCTTGCCCATTGCTGATAGTTCTGCGTGCGTAACAAAAGGATTACTACTTTCTCCATCTGTCCACATCTCTTCTTGTCCTGCTGGAAACCCGTTAATTCCTGTAGCCAACAGACCAGATTCAAGGAGGATGCAACACCCCACTTGCTTTCGAGGACACTTGCTCTCCTTGGCAACGCGGAGGGCAATATCCATATACATCTTATCCCATTTATTCAATCACCCTCTCCTACGCTAATGCACCCACTCAGACGACAATAAGAGCCTCGACGCCCAACATCAATAAAAGCTTCACCAAATTGGAAGAAATCACACTCCTTTACGTTTTCTGGGATTGTAAAGATTTCTCCAGTCTTGGTGCATTTATACTTCAACCCTGCCCACATACGATTGAATTCAAAATCAAACACATCTTTGTGCATTTTCTTGTCAAGAGGAAATTTCCAAATCCACTGAAGAGCAAAAGAAATTCCATGTAGAGCTTCTACAGCATCCTCAGTGTTATCGAAGAACATATCCGGACGTGATACAATCTGTTCACGCATCTTATGAAGCACGTCAATCGCAACACAAGCTTCTTGTGAGATTCCTTGTTGCTTTGCTAGCTCTTTATTGTGTGCCATTATCCCTCCCGATCCATTGTGACAATGATGTAGCGCTCTGAGCAGTCTTTACAAAGGCAAAGCCAATCGCCAAGATAATCCAATCTATATCCCCGCTTCTTGTCAATTTCGTCGAAGCTGGTCCAATCGTCTTCTTCAAGCTGATAATTCAGACTTGCATCGTAGAAAACTTTCTCATTACACCGATCACACAGTCGGTAGTCTGCTGCTGCCATCTCATTTTCTCCTATTCAAAATCATCCTGTTGAATAACATCATTCTTCAATACATCCATAAGCTCATGGAACGTCATATAGCTTTCACTGTAATTCTTTTTAAGACTCGAAGAAGGCCACCAAGTCCCTCCTGTATTAATAAGAGGCTTCCCTGTAACAGCTCCAACGAGAGAATAATAACGTGTTACTACGCCAGATGGAAGAGATTTTGTCTTACGAGAAGAAACAATGTAAAGACCATCAATCCCATCTACACGAACAGTTTCTTGGTAGTCATAAATGTAGTTGCTCATCGCTTCTGTCCCCGACGAGTTGAAGTTCCCGTCACGGTATAAATACCTGCCTCATTCTTAAACTTCGTTTTCTGAATCTTAGAAGCCTTCACTGTGTACCGACCTTTACCGAATGTCTCATCAACCCAATCCTGTGCAACCTTCCTGTCAGATGTATGGACAAAATGATAGTTCTGTAGGCAGTCCATAATATAGAAGGTCGCTGGGGGATTAAACTCGTAATCGCTGAAATCCTCATAAGAAACCACAGTGACCTTAACCTCTTTTTTAGTCATACTTCGACTCCTTATTACAGAACAGTGTTGTCTTCAACAAAGCAAGTGAAGAGATTGTCATAGCCTGTAGACCTATCCACACGAATACAAACAGTCTTAAGACGATTCTCTGGTTGTTTCTTACATTTAATCTTCATGTAAAGGAATGGACAGATATAGAAAGCTTCAAGAGCAACATCTGATTTGTATTGGGACACTCCCTTTGGTGTATAGTGGGCTACACCCACTACAGCCTCTTCTCGTTCTTTAAGACGATTGAATTTATGAGGGCTTAGGTTGCAGATAAGTCCTTTCTTAATGCTTGTCATTTCAAATGTTCTCCCACTCTTCCTCGGACAGTGTTTTTAGGCGCTCAATCTTTTCTTCGTAATAACGAATCACCGCATCCTTTGCTTCCTCAAACGTGTAGCCACAATCACACGGGCTGTCACAAAAGGGACTCCAACAGAAGGTTGACTCCATGTCACATTCTACAGGTAGATGAATGTTTTGGCCACTTGGTCAATACACAAGAGTATAGCGATTCATTTCTCCAATCTCCTACTCAACAGCCTTAAATTTTTTCTTAATTCTTTGTTTGAAGGGCAGATTATCTAAGCCCCTCACATCTCTTCCATAATACAGTCTGTTCTCAGTAAAGTCCATCTCTTCCCAATTAAACCAATCATCTTCGTGCTCTACAAAATCAATATATGGTGATGGGTAATCTTCACCCAAATAGCACTCCGTCATTTGTATGTCTAAATCACGCTCTGCTTCTTTACGGGTCAGATACGGTCCCATTATAATTTCTTCAGATTCAAATACAAACCAAGCCACACTACCACCACAAATCTTGATATTTTTCTCCGAAGAGCTTCAGACCCTCTTCCACCTTTTTCTGCCATTCCTTCATATCTTTACGATACCTTTCTTGCTCTGCTGGGTTGGAACAGGTCAAATCTACAGACGATCCTTCTTCCCGATCTTTGAAAGCGTTTGGGTAGCTGAAATTGTAATCTTTGATATTAGGCTCCGAATCTTGGTCGAACGCATACATCATTTTCTTGACATCATCTAGCCAGCCTTGAACATCTGAATCCGTTACCCACTGATCTTCATCTTTCATATAACCATGAGGAATACCCATAGTTTTTCCGCTCTGATTACGTTCAACCAGAACATCGTGGAACTTCTTTAGTCCTGCGAAGATGATTGGGCTGAGCGAATGGCTCAGAGAATAAGTATCCTTATACCCAACTTCCCACTTTCCTTTTACTTTACGGATTGTCATTTATGTCTCCTCTGTTTAGATGGGGCTAGAATAAATCAGGCTAGCCCCTGTGTCAACGATACTTTATGAAATATCTTCCGGTTTTTGTTCGGAAGGTGTGTCCTTTGGTTTACGTTCAGCAGCTTTCCTAGCCTTGGCTTCCTTCTTAGCTTTCTCTGCTTCGTGAGCAGCGAGAGCTTTTTTGGCAGCTTCGAACATCATGTTTTCAATGGACAGCGGTGGTTCTTGTCTTTCACAATCGCCACATTCACACATATCCATCATCTTTTGTTCACGATATTCCTTGTACTTTGGAAGCCGCTCACGCAGGTCATCTGCGTAGAAGTACAAATCCTTTCCGTCCAACACTGATTGAATCTCGCTATCACTAAGGAACCCTTTATAAGTCCGTTCCAACCACTCCCGATTGATGCGGTTAGTGTAAGTTGCAGAAGCAAACACATCAACCTCTTTACCCCACCCCGGAGAGTACGAACACGCATGTACCATCATCGTACTGCTGTCGTGGATCACCCACTCATCGGCATGAAGGCAGATAGCAGATGCAGCCGAAGCGCAAGTAATTCCAATTTCTACAACAATTGGTGCTTGGCATTCCAGCATTCGTCGGCAGATGAAGTCACACGTCTCAAGGGAACCACCCGGACTCGATAGCTGGACTGAAACCAAATCTCCTTCAGAAGCTTCCTCGAACACCATAATCTCTTCTTCGAAGTCATCAATCTCCGTGATAGGTCGAGCAAGACGAATCTTATATTCGGTGTTCTGGAAAGTCCTAGTCAGCACTCGCTTTGGTTGAACAAGTGGCATCATTTTAAAATCTTCATTCATGTAACCCCCTCACACATCATAATAGGCTTTAATAACGGTCTTAACGATCTCGCTTCGCATGACGCTTTCAATTCCAAACTTGTAGTGACCCACGTCTGCGAATTTAGCACTACCGTCCTCATTAATGAAGCGCTGAACCAAATCTGTCAGTCCGTTTCGTAGTTTAGATTCTTTTGCGTCTGTATAGAGTTGCATCCGGTCCCCAACAACGCACACACGGGACTGACAACCTGTACGCTCAAGAATCAATTTCAACATCATCGGTTGTAGCTGTTGAGCCTCTTCTACAAGAATCAAGCTATTATCAAGAGTCATACCTAGCAGGTAATTTGGCACAATTAGGTGAATGCGTTTACCAAGATCGCACTCAACTTTACCTTTTCCAAGAAATTCTTCCAGAATGCGTCGATTTGCTACGAAATGTGCCGAAAGCTTCTCGTCGATGGTCCCCGGAAGAAAACCTATCTTGTCAAGTTGTCCAGCTTCTGTAGGAGATTTAACTACAACAATCTGCTTACTTGGGTCTTTAAGATACTCTTGGCAGTAATCCCACAGGATTGATGTTGATTTGCCACTACCGGGGACACCTTCTACGATGCTGAGTGTATGTCCGCGAGCAACATTAATCGCCTCTTTCTGAGATTCTGTGGGGTGGAACTGATTTAGGCGTGCAACAGTGTCCTCGGAAGCACGAGGCTTTTTAACTGGACGGCTTTTATTATCTTCTGTATCAACAGTAACTCGTACTTTACCCATAATCATTCCTCCCCAACAAACGTGATTGTATTTCCAACACCACAGCTAAAATAAGCTGCTGATTTAATCGCAAAGGACAAAAACTCCACAGGGTCGGAGTCTAAATGACCAGTCTCTAACAAAGTATACATTGCACCGCGAGCGTAGTCTTCTCCGCAACCACAGGCAGCAAAACGGTCATGTTCCAAAACACTAAGATTGCTCTGCACTGTAAAAAGGCGTCCACGCCAACCCATTAGAAACACACCAGTGTTTTCTTCTACTCCATCCTTTTTGCCATATTTATTAGCGTCGAAGACTGAAGACAAGCTCTTTACAACATCATTGAAGATGTAAGAGTCTTCATCCTGCCCATGATAGATTGTTGGAGGAGTCCAAGAATATTGAAGAATCTGACCCATACGGAAGTTTGTTGTGTATCCAATCAGAAACTCTCCAACCTTAAACACTTTAGTAAGCTTTTCGTGATTTTCTTTATAATAGCCATTGCTTCCAAGCTGGTCGCCAGCCAAGAACACTTTACCGTTATGGATACATCCTACAATGCAAGTCATCACAGCTCCCCTTCTGTATGAAAAACAGCATCAAATGTCTCTTCTATACCAAGACCTGCCATAAAAGCAATCATCACTTCACTACGCATACGCGACACATCAGAGAAATCTAGTCCTTGCAGATAAGCATAATTTTCCACTTCTTTGTAGAAGTCAACAAAGTGTGATTCTTTATAAATGTTTTTATTGCTCAATTGTTTTCTCCTGTGATTCGTTGCTTAGCAATGTTAAAATAATTTTCATCCAGTTCAACGCCGATGAATCGGCGGCCAGTGCTCACACAGGCCACCCCTGTAGTTCCGCTGCCAATGAAACAATCCAGTACAACTTGCTCCTTATTTGAGTGAATTTTAACAAGCTCTTCCATAAGTTTGAGAGATTTCTGTGTCGGATGCAACCCTTTGTCAATGCTGTGAACAAATTTCGGACGTTGGTATTTCTCATCTTGTCGATTAAATACCCACTTAGCACCTCTCTTCACAAACCAAATCGCACACTCATAGTCTGTAATATACCTACGATCACGGTTTCGCGGCATGGGGTTTGATTTCTCTAATCGAAGCATATCCTTAGTCTCAAACCCCACATTCTCTGCAAACTTTACAATATCCCCCAGATTTTTCCAATCATTGAAGACAATAAAGCTTGCATTTTTGTGCAGTACACGGGAAACCTCTGTAATGTAGCTCAGTATGTCTGCCCCCTTATCCCACTCCCCGAAGTCAATTCCAGCGCGTCCCATAGTGTGAAAGTTATTTTCCCTAGCAATGTTGTAAGGAGGATCAGTCAAAACTAAGTCAACACTTCCATCAGGAATCTCCTTCATACGTTCTAGACAATCACCTTGCATCAACCAAATATTTTCATCTTTAAAATCACTATTCATTTGATCCTCCAAGGGTATTCAATCTCATCAAACATGATGACCTCACCATTAGTCATCTTGCAGTAGTAATAACTTGTTCCTAATTCTACCCAAAATTCTGAGTGTACCCCTGACTGATCTTCTACATCAACACGGTCAAGTATCTTACCCTCCCGTCTGACCTCCTGCCACAATTTCATCACACATCCTCCAAAATCAAATGATATAAATTCCTGTCTTTGAGAATTTTGCTAAGCTTCATATTCTCTTCGATTAGCATTTTACGCTCCCCAATCGTAACTTGCAACAAGAATTCCAAGGTTTTTGTGTAGTTGCACATGTTTAGATCGTTACGTAGTAAGACAGAAGCAACCGAACCGTTTAATCCCTCTGGGTCAAGCTGTTTGACGAAGTCAATCTGGATTTGGTTCATCCTTCTCATCCCCTCTCTTAATTTCATAAAGAAGCTTTATAAGCTCATCATCACGCCTTGTTCGTATTTCAATATGTCCATATAGCTTCAAGACTGCTTCAACCACAATTGCAAGCTTTTCCTCTTGTGTCATTTACCACATCCTCCTGACCCGCACCCACCACTTCCGCTGCTAACTGGGTAAGTCCTATATATCAGATCAAAATCAGGTTTGATTGAAGGGGAGGAATACTCTTTCTGACCCTCCCAATCAGTTGTTAGCTTACCCGATGGGTGGTATATAAGCTCGTACATCTCTCCGAGATAATTACTTGGCTCAGCGAAGCTTGACTTAAAGCTGACATACATCCCGCTCACCAATATAGTGTGATTTCGGCAAACTTGGCAACTGCCTTCTTCTACAATTTTGTAGTCTTCAAAATACTTCTCCAGTTTTGTCTGACTAAGTTGATTCTTGTTCTGATCGTGCCTAAACGTCACTTTGGTTACACCAAGACTCTTAGCATACTCGATATAATCCAGTACATATTTATCGTCAAACCCTTCAGTATCATCATATACGTGGTTAAAATTTATATCCACCCCACGCTTACCAAGGGTAATTGCAGCAGTTTTAATAACTTCGTCACTAGCAATGTCCTTCGTCTTAAACACCTCGACATTCTTATCAAACCCAATTCCGTGACGAGATATGTTTAGATGGTTTACATTATCACCAATCGCATGCACATGGTCAAGTAATTTTGCCCCGTTGGTTGTCAAAACCACCTTATTGAAAATCCCTTGCTCGCGTGCAACACCTAAAAGAGCCAGAATCGAATGTAGGTGCTTACTGTTAGTTGGTTCCCCTCCAGAAATACTCACTTGGTCAAACTGGTGTGGGAGTTTTTTACTGAAAACAATATTGTATAAATTTTCAAAGTAGTTCTTAGACATTTTGTAGTTCATCTTGTCTGTGCAAAATGAACAATCAGCATTACACCCACCCGGAGTAACTACTGTAAAATTGTAGTTGTACTTTTTCATTTCTTCTCCTTCTCAGAATACCATTCAAGGAAACAGCCTACGAATTCAACTGCTGTCTCATTAGGATTCATATTAGCAAGCTGTTTGAGTGTTGTGCAACCACAATCTGCAAGATATTCCTTGATATCCACCCCAAAATGCTTAGCTGCTCGCTTCAAATATTTAGTCTCTGTGTTAGGAATATAACTGGCGGGCATACGCAGGCCATACTCCTTTGCCAATGAGCGATGGTAATTCTCATCTGCATAATTCTGACGAAGGGATTCACCAGCTTTCTTTTTCTCTTCACGTTTAGCTTTGGCCTTCTCAAGCATCAAAGCTCTGTCTTCTTGACTTATGTTTTTAAGGTAGTCTTTGTTCATATTCTCCTCCAGCGTAGGGTAGCTTAGGTTGAGGATAGATCGTTGATTTCTACCCTCATTTTCAATAGTAATTACACCAAATCTACAGACGTAATTGTATCAGCCACAGCAGGAACAATATCTTTTGTCTCTACATCCCCAGAAACAGGGTCTGTTACAGTGACACGGAAGAAGTCTGCACCGCCGTAGCTGCTTCCGTATCCTGTCCCATCTAGACGCTCCAGCACAGCAGAGTATTTATCAAAGACAGCCTTAAGTTCATTCAGAAACAAGCGCATCGCGTTTAGCTCTGGTTCCTCCGTTCCATCTGTAATAGCTTGCTCCACCCAAGTGAGGACAGTACCCAGATTAACAAGAATTGCATCCATGGCGACATCCACATCGTCTGGAATTACAACACCCTCAGCTTCTACCAAGCTGACTTTATCCGCCATATCAAGCAGGCCAGTACGCAGTGCTGTAGCATCAGCTTTAATTTCATTCAGCGTTTCAATTGTCATTCTTCGTAGCCTCCGATAAGAAGATATAATTTGTTATAGTGAGGGTCGGTTTCCTTTACAAACTTGTTATTACGATAATCGGTGTAGTTCCAATGGTCAGCAACACCATACTTGTTCACGGTAGGGTTAAACTCTATGACAGAAGCGGTGCCTCCCTGATCATAGTAGCCTGTTCCTCGCTCATGATAAACAATTTGTACAATTGCGTCTTGGTCTTGCGTTTTAAGCCATTCCGTAAACTCAGCCACAGTCATTTCAATTCCTCCAATGTCTTTTCAACAGGTGTTCCAACGATGTAGAGCCTCATTATGTCTGAGTATTCCTTCTGCGTCAAGGGGCGCTCAAGCTTTTCTTTTAGCTGTCTCAGATACCACTCCCATCCGCCTTCTGTGAGATGTTCTTTCATTGGATAAACACCTCGTAAACACATTGATCCGTGTAAGGGTCCCACCGAATAATGTCTTGTTCTACACTGGAACAGACACTCCACTTATCACCAAAATACGGATCATAACCATCATAACAATTCACAACAGCCTCTTGATCCATCTCTTGCAGCTTTTCAATCAATTCTTTCACTTTCATTATTTTACACCTCAGCTTGTTGGCTAAATTTCTCATATTCTCTTCTTGTATAACCTGTGTAGGCAATCCACATCTCATCGTCCAGCTCATCAAAATACTTTTTCTGATACTCTGTCTTTGCTACATACTTGGTAAATACTCGCTCTTGGCGTTCGTCGAAATGTTCTGGCATTTTGTCTATCACTCCGTACACAAAATCTCTGGCCGACTTTACGGCATCCCTATAACGCATCTTGCTTGGCTTCATCCTCTGACTCCTCTTTGTTGAACATCTAGAAGAAGAATACATCCCTTTGCTCCTGCACGTCAAGCAATTTCTTCAAGGAAATTTATTTGTTTTGTGTGTTGACAGGAGGGGATGGGTGTGAAACACTATGAACATCTCTGCTAGACCTGCATGTCATAGGACTTCTTGTCTTTGTGATAGGACTTAAAGTCCTACATTTATAGGACACGATGGCCCAATAGAGAGATAGATAATACAGATAGAATAAGAGAGATAGAAAATCTATTATGGGACATTAAGTCCCTTGACTCTTTGTCTGTTTGTGTTATCTTGTATTTAGCAAAGCTCTTCATGCTTTTAGAGGCGAAGCCTATATTATTTTGTTGTGTGCAAGAGCAGAGCGAATTTAATGAGACAAAACGTTATAGGACACGATGTCCCATGACAAAGGACTTAACTGCTTATGAGGAAGATTTATGAATTTGAAACTACCGTTTAAGGTGCTGGGATGGGTGGATGCCAATCGAGGTCCGATGTCCCGACAATCGTTCATTGTTCAGTGCCTTGTTAAGCTGGTTGAGATTGATGAAATAAAGGGCACTACGAATAAGTGATGCCTTACCCACAAAACTATAGAACTGAGGTAAGAAAATATGGAAGAAACGATTTTTTATAAATACCCAGAAAAGCTTATGCGGGCTACTGGATACATTCACCCGTCTTCTGGAGAGCTGATAGAACTGACAGCTAACGAGAAGAATATCTATGTCGTGATGAAGAAGAGGAACGCCTTCTTTGACAAACACTTCGACAAGCAGGAAGACATTTCCGAGCTTTCGGGTGTGAGTCTTAAGCAGACGGGCAGGATTCTACGATCATTCATAGACAACGAGATTATTGTTGCGAACAAAGGTAGTAGTGGTCAACACAAGAATTGGCGATATGAGAATGTTGCTCCACTGAACCTGTATCAACAGAAGACCCAAGGATTATCTAAAGAATTTATCGAGCTTGGTGTTGTCGAGGAAGATTTCTGGAAATCAGAAACGAAACCAGCTAAGAAGGTGAATGAGTGGAGAGGTTCACCTAAGCAGACAGCAGAACATTCACGACCACCACAATATTACGAACCAACACCGAGTTGGATGGATATGGAAGACCCGTTCTGATGAATAAGGAAGAAGAAAACGAGATTTACTTGAAAGATTGTATAGATCGACTGGATGAATTAGCGACTACTGCGGATGAAGCTAGGCTCAAAGGCGATTTTGTTTTTATACACTCAAAGCCGTGTAGAAATGGTCACTTACCTGTTCGATTGACATCTACCAACAGATGCGCTGTTTGTACTCGTAGGGGAAAACGTAGGTATTTTAATGAAAATAAAGAGAAGGCTTACAAATCTATGGTTCGGCGGCAGAAGGAGCGATACAGGAATGATCCAAAATTCAGAGCATCATCAATTTTAAGGGACTGTATAAAGAGAGTGTTTAAGTCAATTGAAGAAGGTAAATCTTCAAACACCTTCTCGCTTTTGGGTTACTCTAGAGAGGACTTCATGTCGAATATAGAGAGTAAGTTTTCTGAAGGGATGGATTGGAATAATCATGGCGTTGTGTGGCAGCTTGACCACATCATTCCAATGGGCGCTTTTGACTTGACGGATGAGCACCAGCGGGTATATTGTAATTCACTAGAGAACTTACAGCCACTGTTCGTCAGTGACCACGAAGTCAAGACAAGGGACGATGTAGCATTGATTGCACTTTTGAAGTCAGGTACAATGCACGCAGCATGGAAAGACGTTCTTGGTGAAAATAAATTCTGTTTTACGGAGAGGAAATAAATGAAAATCTATATTGTTCTGGAACAAAGCCCAAGAGGGACAAGAATCTCGAAGGTGTTTGCTAAAGTTGCTGATGCGGTTGCTTGGAGGACTGAGCTTCAAGGGTCTGATGAGTATTTGGACTTCGATAGCGCTTATCAATATTTTGTGGAAGAATGGGAGGTGGTGGAGTAAATCCACTGTACAAGCACGCTGAATGAAATATTTTTGAAGAAAATAAAGAAATTCTATCAAAGGGGCTTGACGGATAGAGGATGTAGAGGTTATCCTATACCCTTAAACAACTGAAAGGAGGGTTGGGAAATTTGCCTCACTACTAGAGCGGAGGCAAGGAAGTTAGGTTTAAAATCTTATTTTGACGGTGAAGAATGTAAAAGAGGGCACTTAGCTGAAAGATTAACTTCTTCCGGCAAGTGCCTTGATTGCGTTGCAGAAGATAATCAAGAAAACAGTAACAACTGGAAATCAATCGTAGACCTAAAACTGCAAAGAAAAGTCAATGCCAAGAAAGCATTTGAAGCATTAAAAGAGAATCTTGCAGATTTAGATGAGAGGGAAAGTCTTGAACTTCTCAGCAACTGTACATTTGGAAATGAAGAATTAGATTTAGTGCCAAGGACAAGGGAAATTGCTAAGGCTATTGGAGAGCCTGAATACAACACCGGACTTCCTTGTAAAAGGAATCATTTATCAAACAGAGAAACAGAATCTGGTAAATGTATCGCTTGCATACAGCAACTAAAAGAAGAGTATAGACCATACCGTCGTCTTAATTCAATGGAAAGACGAAGATTATTTCTGTCTTCCGAAGGTTCGTTCACAAAATCTGATATAGACATACTGTTGATCGCCCAAGATAGTCAGTGTATATACTGCAAAGCTGACTTTGAATTCACGGGTTACCACATAGACCATATTATGCCACTCTCAAAAGGAGGAAGCAACTGGCCTTCTAACCTCCAGCTTTTGTGTCCAACCTGTAACTTAAGAAAGAGCGGTAAACTTCCACAAGATTTTGAAAGAGAAATAGGATACGTAAGAGATGAGTAGATGTAAATGTTGTGACGTACCCCTCGTTGGGGCAGTGAGGTATAAAGATGGTGAAGAGTTCGAGGGACTTTTCATTGAAGAGGATATGTGTAACAGGTGTATTCGAGATACCGAAGTGCTAGAGTATATGGACGTAAAAAGCTATCAATTTGAAGATTTGACAGAAAATATCTGTTTTATCATGAATATTAGCAATAATTAGTTGACTTCTATGAAAAAACTGGTATAATTCTCGCACAGCAGGGAAGGCACGCCCGAATCCCGAGAATTTTCAAAGAACGGCTTCTTGCCGCATATAGGAGCTGAGTATTTATGTCAAAAGAAATTGATCCTCGGGAGATTCCCGATAAGCTGGGCAGGACCGGAGCCGCAAAAGGTGGGAGAAAACCCGGAACCAAATCCAGTCGTACACCACGTCAGCGTCGTTTGGCAGAAATCCTCAACAAACTGGATCCACTGTTAGCAAAGGCAATTAATAAAGCTGAAGCAATTCTGGATGCAGATTTGGAAGAGTCGAAAGTTTCTGCTACCGTCCAGCTTCAAGCTGTAAAACTTATTGTGGATAAAGCTATTGAGCTTCGCAACGAATGCTACAAACCTGACACAGCTTCAGGTGAAGCTCCACAAGATGACGATGGTGAAGAAGAGACAGGGGCTGTCTTGAGCTTTACTGTTGTTGATGGAAAGAAATAAGCGCGCATTTAACATGTCCGCTACGTTATGGTTGAGGGGCTGTAGTATGACGGCTCGGAATGTAGGCATAGGGTTGCTGGTGGCTATACATTCACTTATTCTTTTGGAGGGTTAAATGAAAGACATTCTTATAGCCACTATTACGTGGCTTTTCTTCTTTCTGGTTCAGCTCGCAGGGATTGTCCTCGGATTGATTGTCGTCCCTCTTGGGTTGATATTCAGAAAGAAAGATTCTAGCACAGAAAAACCCTTCACCACTTTCAACACTCACAGAAATTGGGTGTACGAAGATTTACCTAAATGGCTAAAGCCTTGGCAGAACATCGAAGATGGCCTCAGAGGCGACCACAGAGGTTGGTGGGATGCTAATAGCTTTGGTGCAGACAGCTCTAAGCCATTTAATATGTTTTGGTGGAGTGCAATACGCAACCCATTCAACTACTTCAAGCGCTTTGTAATTGGTTGTGATGTACGAGACTATACGTTCACTAAGATTGCTGGTCAAGATTATGTCCGTGATGATTTAGTGAGCACAGGATGGCAATTCCTGAAAGCTACTCCTACCAAGAAATCCGGTAAATGGCTTCCTCGCTATATGTTCTATCTTGTAAAGCAGTATGGAAACAGCGAACGTGCTCTTGTTATCCAGATTGGTAATAAAATTAAGCTTGAGCACAACGGAGTGGTTGAAGCTGATGAGTATGACTACTGGAAAGGCTGGACCTGCGAAATAAACCCGTACAAAGACATCTCCTAGCAACCTTCTTCCTCATTTGGTTGCTTCTCCTCCCCATGAGTTGTTAGACCTTTTCCTGCTAACATATTTGTGGGTTCACATGAGCTTGGCATGGCATCGAAAGATGCTCCTCCTCCGACGAGCTTGCAGCCCTCGTTCCAAGCAGGCTGCTCTTTATTTAAAGCTTTCTAATACGTTTCTAAAGGAGGAGCGTATCACAAAGCCTTAATAACAGAATTAGGAGATACGAAGTATGACAAACATTGTAAATAAATATGAGATTCAACTTGGTCCTGTAGATGTGCTTGGTATTAAGTGGTTGGAAAACCTAATCCGCTTTATCAAGATGGGTGCTGAGGTCAAAGAGGGCCACACCCCTAAAGCTAAATTCCCCCACCATGCTTGGCTCACCATTGAAACATCTGAGTTGCTTCGTAATGAGCCGGGTGTTCAAGTGTTTAAGATTGATGAAGTGTACACTCGTGAACAACTTGATGCTATGGAGTTTCCTGCTTTCCGGGATGCTGTTAAGAGTCGTCAAATTCGTGGACGTGATCGTGCAATTATGACTCGACAATATTTGGCTGCCACTGGACAAGATGCTAACGCCATCTCTAAAGAGAAGCTTGTTCCTAAAGGTGGGTTGGTTGAAGAAGAACAAGAATCTCCTTCGACAGAAGAATCTGAAAGTAAAGTAGAAGAAATTTCTGAAGAAAAAGAAGAATAACTAGCTACAAGGGCTTGACGTAGAAACAAGCTATGACTTATAATTAGCACATAGCTTGAAAGAAAGCCTCTGCGGAGGTTAATTAAAACCAACCGACTGTGAGCAGTCAGGAGATAATATGAGCATTATTCAGTACAAAGTAAAACCAGTTACTCGTTACATCGTCACCCGCTATGAAGCATCCGGTGATGAACAATTTGGTAAGGTGGGCACAGAGACTTGTGGTGAGTTTGACAACTACCGGAAGGCTAACAGCGTCTGCCAGGCTCTAGCTAAGGCAGAACTGCTACCTGAACAAGGTGAGGGAGTTCATCTGATACAGTATCGACTATTCAGTCCCGAGTGTGATATTGAAGAGTTGACTTGGGTGACGGTTGAAGGTGAACTGTAGTAAAAGAGTGAAGGTTAAGGGGCTTGTCGGGAGACATTCCCCATTTTATTTAATTAGCTCCGACAATACGTTGTTCATTGAACGGCCTCTGTTGTGATAAATATTGACGATCCGTAAGGCTGGCTATAGAGTTGTAGAAATACGGCTACGCCAGCAGGGCGTCATCTTTATTTAGGAGATTTGTTTTATGAGAAAGTATAAATTAAAAGATTACACCAACCAGAAGATAGGGTTTCTCACAATCCTAGGCAGAAATAACCCCACAGAGGCTGACACAGCGCTGACAGCCCAGTGGAACGCAGTCTGTGATTGTGGCGGGGCGATTATTCTTGAACACAAACAAGTCACAGGTAAGAAAAAGACCACTTGCGGTTGTGGGATGAAATCTGCCGATTACCTTCCGGGTAATAGTTTCGGCCTACTCACCATTGTCTCAGAAGGGCCGAAGGTCAAATACGACTACGGTACGGTTAGACAAGTTTGGTGTAAATGCTCTTGTGGAAATCCTAATCTGACTTTAGTTAGAACGAATAATCTTAAATCGGGAAACACCAGCTCCTGCGGTTGCGTCGGAGAGGAAAGTCGGAAGACACACGGTCTGTCGAATACTAGAACTTACCAAATCCACGAAGGTATGCTTCGCCGTTGCAATTGCCCTCAGCAATTGGGTTATGAAAACTACGGTGGTAGAGGTATTAAAGTTTGTGACCGCTGGAATCCTAAAGCTGGCGGTTCGTTTGAAAATTTTTACGAAGATATGGGTCCAGCACCAGACGGTATGAGTCTTGATCGAATAGACTATAACGGTGACTACTGTAAAGAAAATTGTCGATGGGCAACGAATAGTGTCCAAGGTTACAACAAACGGCTTGATCCAAACAACACTTCCGGTAAATCAGGAGTGAGTTTCTATACTCAACAAGGAAAGTGGTCTGCCGAAATCTATGTCAATAACGAACATATCCGACTGGGAATGTTTGCTAATTTTGACGATGCTGTTAAAGCTCGTGAGGAGGCTGAACTGAAGTATTATGGTTGGAACAAAGAGTAATAAGACAGTAATATCCCCTTGCAGTAAACCCCAAGAGTTATTTCTCACACTAAGAGACGGGACGGGTAAGCGTAGCAAGTATGCCACTGATGAAGGGGAGGAGGTAGATATTATCTTCTATGGTGGACAAGCAGGCGGGGGTAGATTTGCCCCCTTCACCGGCAACGGTGAAGTAAAAACCTATTGAAATGCTGGAAACCCCTAAAGCCGATATACCACTGCGAGGCGAAAGCCAAAGCCACGGTTTGAAAAGTTATCGGATGGAACAATGGGTGATCAGCAGGGAAGTCTCTTAAAAGAGAAACCCTCAACGACTAAATGTAGTCCTAAGCAGGACGAAGCGGTAGGCACCCCTATGGGGTGATGATATAGTCTCAACTTCTTACGAAAGTAAGAGCTGCAAGTAATGTTGCGGGGATTGAGTAGCGACCAATCTTGAAGAACCAGAAGTCATTCGCTAGCCTTATGCACCACCTAAAATATATTCATATCCCTTATTACAAAGGTTTGACTATTCGTCGAACAACTCCGATGTTGACCAAACCCGGAGCAATTTGGGATGAGGCCAAGGCTCTTTATAAACAAGTAGACCGTTCTGCTAAGATTCGATTGAAAGATATGAAGATTACGCTCGGTCCTGTTAAAGAAGTAGAGAGAAAGGCAGAGATTTCTTTTACACACTTTGAACGTGTAGATGATACGGACAATTTTCAAGGCTCACAAATTTCCTCGTGTGTCCTAGATGAGTTGTGCCAGTTTGAAGAATCTCAGTTCCTCTATATTCTCTCTCGTTTGCGTACAAAGGCCGACATGAAGCCCGTCGCCCGTGCGACGATGAACCCCCTTCCTGACTCGTGGGTTAGGAAATGGATAGACTGGTATCTGTACCCGGCCGGGCATGAGTTCTTTGGTCGTCCTGATCCAGACAAGCAGGGTAAAGTTCGTTGGTTCATTCGTATTGATAACGAAATGATTTGGGCTGACACACGAGACGAACTTTTCGAGAAGTACGGAAGAAAAGATGAAGATGGAAATCTTCTTCCTGACTCACACCAGAAGCAAATCAAACCACTTTCGTTTGCGATGATTTCTGCCTCGGTATATGACAACCCATACATCGAAGACAGTTATATTGCTTTTCTTGAAGGTCTTGGGCGTATTGAGAAAGAAATTCTGCTGCACGGTAACTGGGAGGCCCGCGCTGCAGGTGAAGGTCTTGTCAGACGGGAAGCATTTAAAGAAGCTGATAATCCTCCTCCGTGGAACGAGATTGTAAAGACTGTTCGCGCATATGACTTTGCTTCTACGAAGAAGACAAAGGATATGACCTACGATCCAGACTATTTTGTATCTATTAAAATGAGTAAGTTGAAAAATGGTGATTATTTCATTCACGACGTTCAACGAACTCGGATTGGTGTTGAAGAATGGGCTAAGTTCATTCTTGAAAACGCAGAGCGTGATGGTAGAAGCGTTGACATTATCATTCCTCTTGACCCCGGAGCTAGTGCAAGATTTGCAAACTCTCAAATCAAGAAAGAGATCATCAGTCAAGGATATGTTGTTCGTGAAATGAAGGCGAGTGGGGATAAGCTTAATCGCTTCCGTCCTGTTGCTGCTTTTATTAATAACGGGTTTATGCATATTCTCAAAGACTGCGGCACTGATTTTGAGAATGGGGTATATGACGATCTGACATTCTTCTACAACGAAGTGGAGAACTTCACGGGACAGCGCAAGTCGGGTAAAAACGGCCACGATGATGTCGTCGATACGCTAAGCGACTGTTTCGCTGCCCTAGCGTCTAGGATACATATTCCAAACTTTGGTCCAGGTCTTCTATCTACAAACCTCAAATCTAACAACCCATTTTCCAACATACAAGGAGGCTAATGAATGGCTGACGAACAAGATGCCTCCGTTGCGGAGAGTGTTGAAGATGTACAGCTTGAACAAGGGGATAATGAGATTCCAAGCATCTCTTTCAGAGAGACAGGTTATAATGGAATCCTGAGCCTTAACGGACAAATCATGGAAGATTGCAGCCATGAACTTCGTTGGCCTCAAGCGATAGAAACATACAAGAAGATGGCTAAGGATGCTGCTATCAGCCCTGCTCTTGAACTTGTTGAAACCATGATTGCACGAGTTCCTTGGGATGTCAAGATTCCTGAAGGGTATGAAGAGGAACTTGCCGATAAAGCCAATTATCTCAAGCAAGTGATGGTGGACATGGATCATGACTGGCAAAGCATGATTAAACAAGCTGCCACGTTTAACCGATATGGTTTCTCTGTTCTTGAGATTGTTCTTCGATATCGTCGTAAAGAGAATGGGTCTAAATTCAATGACGGGCTTGTTGGTGTAAAGAAACTTCCTATTCGCGCTCAAGACACTATTGACGGTTGGTATTGGAAGAACAGTGGACGAGAGCTTGCAGGACTTGTCCAGCGAGTTGTAGTTCCAGACGGAGCAAACCCCTCGTATGGATGGGACTTTGTAAATGCTTCTGCTGAGAATGTACAGGGCGGAGTTAAACGAATCCCTCGTAAAAAGTTCCTTTTGTTCCGCAATAATCCGCTGAAAGATTCACCCTGCGGAGTTAGTAGTTTGAATGGGGCATGGTTGGCTTGGAAGTTTAAGACAGCTTTTCAGGAATCAGAGGCCCTGTCCTGTGCCCAAGATGTGAATGGCTTTAAGGTGTTGTATCTGCCGCCTCAGTATATGGCATCCGATGCTTCTGACGAGAACAAAGCTGTCTTTGCTGAGTATCAGAAGGCAATGGCTAATATGCACCAAGCTAAGCAATCCGGGTTGATTCTTCCTTTGCTGTTAGATGAAACTGGCAAGCGGATGTTTGATTTTGAAGTAATGAGTATTACGGGGCAAAAGGCCCATGATACGGACAAGATCATCAATCGCTACACCCGAGAGATTCTGACTTGTTTGTTTGCTGACTTCTTGGCTCTTGGTCAACAAGGTGGTGGCTCATTCGCCCTTGGTGAAACCAAGGTTAGCATCATTGAGATGGGTATTCAAGCCAAGCTTGACGAAATCAAGAATCAGCTTAATCACCAACTTGTCCGAACCTTGTTTGAACAGAATGGTTGGGATACAACAATCATGCCAGAATTCACTTACGGAAATGTGAGCAAAGAATCTCTGGATGAAGTGAGTAAGTTTATTCAACGTACTGCCGCTGTTTCTACATTCCCGCGTAATCGAGACACAATCAACTGGGTAATGAAGCAGGCTGATATCCCTTATCGTGTTCCAGACACCATGACTCAAGAAGAGCTTGATGCTGCTCTTGGGAATATGACTTCAAGAAGTGGTGATGGGATGACAGAGGGACTTAGCTCGGGCACGGGTACAGTGGATGGCAGTTCTGGTGACGGATCAATTTCTAACAATGAAAACACATGAAGGAGTGAATAATGGCACATGAACTCACTCGCCTAAGAAGCAAGATGTTCGACACTCCTTTGTTGATCGACCCTCGCACCTTCGAATCGGTGATGAATTATTTGGACAAGCGTTGTGAAGGTGGTGCTGTACTGGAGACTAAAGAAGATTCTCTAGAGTTTTCGATGTATGACACACTCTATTACGCTGAAAATAATCTTGGTGTAATCAGCATCACTGGCCCTCTGACCAACAAGTCTACCGGGTGGGAAGCTCTCTGTGGTGGAACTTCTTACGAGAGTATTAAAGAAGACTTCGAATCTCTTGTTGTTGAAGGTGCCAAGACCATTGCTTTTATGGTTGAGTCTGGTGGTGGTGAAGCTTACGGAATGATGGACACTGGTAATTATCTGCGAAAACTAGCAGATGAGAACGGTGTACGAATCATTAGTTATGTGGATGGCCTTAGTGCATCGGCAGCATATGGACTTACCGCAATCTCCGACGAAATTGTTTCGAACAAGCAATCTGAGATTGGATCGGTCGGGGTTCTTATCCGCTTGATGAATGATTCAAAAGCCCTTGAACAGAAAGGCTATGAGCGAACCTTTGTTACAGCAGGATCAGAAAAAATTCCTTTTGCTGAAGACGGAAGTTTCCGAAAAGAATTTATTCAAGACCTTCAAAATAAAGTGGATGCTCTCTACAAAGATTTCACTGAATATGTTGCAGAACATCGTGGCATGTCCGTGGAAGCAGTGAGGAATACCGAAGCTAAAACGTTTCTTTCAGAAGAAGCTGTTGCTTTGGGTCTAGCTGATAAAATAATGACTCTGGAAGACTTCTACTCTTACTTGTCGTCAGAGGCCCAATCTAATAAGACCGGGAAAGAAATGAACAATCGTATTTTTAAATTTATGAAGAATGAGGTAACTCCTAATATGTCCGTGGATATGCCAAAGCTCGAAGAGCTTCAAACTCAACTGTCTGACTATCAGGCACAAGTTACTACTCTTCAAGCATCCCTTGAAGATATGACCCAACTGAAGGCTGCTCTTGAAGCTGCTCTGGGTGAAAAAGAAACCGCTCTGGCTGATGCTCAAGCTCTGGTTGCACAACTGGAACAAGAGAAAGCAGAGCAGAAATTGCAAGCTCGTAAAGACAAGCTGGCTGCTGTCACTTCCGCTGACCAAGTAGAAGCTCTGGCTGCTTCCCTGTCTTCTCTGGACGACGCTGCATTCTCCACTGTTGTAGGCGCTATGGCTGCTCAAGCTAAAGCTCTTGAAAACAGTGAGATGTTCACCGAGGTCGGTGATCAAGGCGTAGAGGCTTCTGTTGAAGAGACCGCTGCTCCGAAAACTTCCACTACCGATGCGCTGATTCAAGCCCGTCTTCAAAACCGTTAATTTAAAGGAATTTAAAATATGCCTTTCGTAACCATGCCTTACTCCAAGCGCCTGTCTGACCTCGTTGTTCACGAAATTGATCCGAGTGTTGGTTATGGCCGTAAATGTGTAAACGTCACTCCCCCGGCTGGTGGCGCTGCTGTTGAAATCGGCACTGTTGTTTACCGTGCCAAGGGTACTGACCCTGAAGGCGCTTACGCAGTTCTGAGCGCCGCTGCTCAAATCGCAGAAACCAATGAGTTTGCTGTTATTTACGGCGACCATTACAGCTTCAACCCCTCGTTCGTTCCGCGTGCCATTGTTGCTGGTCAGTATAACGCTGTTGGTTTTGTTGGTCATTCTGGTGGCCTGCAACTGAAAGAATACTACATTCGCCAGTTCGCTGACACCCTCGGCACCCCGCTTACCGATGCTCAGTTTGCTTCTCTGAAAGAAGTGCTGGAAAAGCAAGGTATCGTGGTTCTGGAAACCAAGTAATCGGCATATTTTGCCACGTTATTAATTAAATAAAGGAAAGTTAAAATATGCCTCTCGTAATTAACCCGAATGACCGCACTAAGGTAGTTGACCGTACCGACAGCCTGATTCAAATCCCGAACACTGTAGGTATCACCAACGCACTTGGTCTGTTCACTCCGACCTTCTCCAGTCAGAAGACTGTTGAAATCACCCGCACCAAGCGTGGCTCCACTCTGTTGGAAGACCGTAACTGGGATGAGCGTAACCAAACTATCGCTGGTCGTCAACGCGACTCGCTGCTGCTCAAGATTCCGCACTTCCCGGCAGATGACGCTATCACCCCGAATGACATCGATGGTATTGTTTCTGCCAACTCTATGGCTGAAGCCGCTGAGCTGGAAAGCGTTGCTAACGTCCGTGCTGACAAGATGTTTGACCTGCGTGAAGCTCATGGTCTGACCCTTGAAGCCGCTCGTATGCAGCTTATCACTGCCGGTACTGTCTATGCTCCGAACGGCACTGTATCGACCAACTACTACACCGAGTTTGGTATTACTCGTGAAGAGATTGGTGTTAATCTGGCAGCTTCGGTTGACCCGCGTGGCGACTTCGCTGATGCCAAGAAAGCTGTTCGTGCTGGCCTGACTGGTGGTCAAGCTGGCACCATCCGCCGCTTCGTTGTTCTGGCTTCGGACAGCTTCTTCAACGCACTGCTGCTGAACCCCTATGTTACCGATGCAATGAAGTCTGACGCTGGCGCACAAAGCCTTGCTGTTCTGCTGGGTCAGCCGCAGTCGCTGGCTACCGATGCTCGCTTTGAGTATGTTGACCTGTTCGGTATCACCTTCATCAACGCAGGTGCTGCCGGTTATGAAAACGCTGCTGGCACTTTCGTTCCGTTCGTACCGGAAGGTGATGCCTACATGATGCCTGTTGGTGTTCGTGATATGTTCAAGACCTACTTCGCTCCTGCTAACCGTTTCGGCACCATCAACCGCCGTGCTCAGGGTAGCTACTGGTTCGAGTACATGAACGAGAAAGATGACATCATCGAGATTATGACTGAGCAAAACTTCCTGAACGCTCTGCTGAATCCGGGTGCTATCGTTCGTCTGTCGCTGGTTTAATCCTCTTAGGATTTATAGTTAGACAATAAGGAGGCTTGAAATATAGCCTCCTATATTTAGGAGACACCTATGGATGTTGAAACTAAAGCTGGTTGGCTTTACGCAGTTCGTCAGCTTGCTGCTGGTCTGGATGTGTCCACTAAAGCAGAAGTAGTTGCTCTTGAGCCTATTGCTACTCCCGCTACGGCTACTGCTGAAGATGTTGCCACGCTGCTTAATGCTGTGATTGCTGCTCTTCAAGCTTAAAGATTATAGGGCAAGCCGTTTGGTTTTGCCCTCCTTAAATTAAAAGGAGAGGCTTTGCCCATGACTGACGAAGAAAAGATCAGTTTAATTCGAATTTTGATCGGAGATACGGAAACGTCTCCATTCTACATGCTTCTAACCGACGAAGAAATTCAAAAGCTTTTAGATTTCTCTAAGGGGGATGTTTATAAAGCAGCAAGGTTTGCAGCAGCAAGTGCTTATGCACAATTGTCTGCTTGGAGCACTCGTGAACGCACTGGTTCAATAGAGGTGTGGAACTCTGTATCAACAAGCTACTTTAAAGTTCTTGAAAATCTGATGAAGGGTGCAGGCATGTTTATGCCTGATGGATTGTACCCTTGGTATGGAAGTAAAGATAGTTGCTCTAAGCTTCTTAACATTCAAGTTTGTGACCACGAAGAATCTTGTGGTTGTAACACTTGCAAAGCCTACGGTTCTACTTTCTGAAGGAGAAGTGAATGTCTATTCCAAGATTTCTCCTGACTAGAACAGTCCCACTTACCATCTACCGACAAGAAGCGGGTTCTTATGTCCGTGGCGTGTGGGTAGAGGGGCCAATCGTTGAAGTGCCAATTCGTGCAAATATCCAGCCTTTGAAGCCTTCTGAAGTTCAAATGATGCCTGAATCTGATCGCACTCGTGAGTGGTACAGGCTTTGGACAACTGACCTTGTAAGAACAAAGCAAGAGGGGGCACAAGGATACGATGCCGATGAATTTATTTGGAAGGGTTATCGTTACCAGATAATGAAAGTTCAGAGCTGGGATATGGGAGTTCTTGACCACCACGAGGCATGGGCAGCTAGGATAGGGCCAACGCCATGAGTCTGAAGGTTGACAAGAAAGTTTGGGAAGTAATGAAAAAGAAATTCCGACAAGCAGATTCTATTCAGCTTAGTGTCGGTTTCTTTGAAGAAGATCGTTACGGCCCTGAAAATGAAAATCTTCCTGTTGCCTACATTGCCCGAATTCAAGATGCTGGTCTTGGACCCCCCGCTCGCCCGTTTATGTCTGGTGCTCAGGGTTTGACTGGTGTTGTAAGAAGCACTCCGTATAGGAAAGATTATCAAGAAGCAGCTCGACGAATAATTCTTAATCTTTCAAACGTGCAGCAAGAATATGCAAAACTTGGCACTTTCTTAGTACAAGATACAAAAGAAATTATTGAACAGTGGTCTTCTCCACCTAACGCAGCCCTTACCGTAGAACTAAAAGGGTTTAATGATCCTCTGATTGAAACAGAGACAATGAAAAACTCGGTTAAGTTCAAAATTGAGAAGGGGTGATAAATGGCAGGAGTTTATACAACAATAAAAGAAGCTGTTCGTAGGGGTGTATGGGCTTCATTGCAAGATTATTATCCCACATATAACGAAGATACAGCTCCTATTATCTTTTCTCATTTGAACGGTACAGAGCCGGATGACAGTTATGTCGTTATCTCTGTTCTCGGTGTTTACAGTCAAGGTAGAGGTTCTTCCTCAACTCTCACTAGCACCGACTTTAAAGTTTCTTATTCTTCCGCATACGAAGTAGAGTTCAGGATTCTCTTTGTAGGCGGAGATAGTGGTGACATGGCCCACACTCTCTCTAACAAGCTGTACAGTCCTTTGATTCAAGATGTTTTCCGGCAGGAAAAGCTTGGGTTTATTCGTAAAGGAAACATTGCTTATAGTCCTGTCAAAAGAGAGACAAGGTGGGTTGATTACCACACATTAGACATCACTTTCACTTATCAAGTTGTTAGTGAAGAGCAGATTGATTATTTCGAGTCTGCGATTATCAACGGCATAGTTGAAAATGAGGGTGGAGTTGAAGTTTACAATGAAACCTTCGGCGTCCCTGATACAACCCCCATCCCAACTCCTACCCCATAAAAGAGGATTAATATGAGTGACCTCGATCAGATTATTCGTATCACGCTAACACGAGCTTCCCAGCCGGTTCAAACTGCTAGTTTCCAGATTCCATTGATTCTAGCAACATTTACTAACTTTGCTGAGCGTACTCGTGTATACGAGAGCATGACTCAGGTGGCAGAAGACTTCGATAGCACTGATAGCGTTTATGTTATTGCTTCCAAGCTCTTTGGTCAATCTGGCGTTGGTGCTGTTCCTCCGAGCATTGTTGTTGGTCGTCGTCAAGTTGACTCGATCACCGCAAGCATCGGAACTGTAGCAAATAACACAGAGTACAGTGTCACAATTAATGGCACCACTTACACCATCACTTCTGACGCTGATGCTTCTGCTCTTGAAATTGTAGCAGCCCTTGATACTGCTGTCACTGATGTAGAGATTAATTTCACTGACAACCTTGATGGCACTTTCAGTGTAGCTCCGGTAACTCCGGGTGAAGGTTGGAGCTTCTCCGCTTCTTCCAATATCACTGTTGGTACTACCACTGCTACCGAAACTTGGGTAGAAGCTCTTGATGCTGTAACTGAAGACAACGACAGTTGGTATCTGCTTATTGCAGAGACTCACGTTGCTGCTGATCAAGAAGCACTGTCAGATGCTATTGGCGCTGTTCGTAAGATTTACGGTGTGTCTACTGCTGACGCCACTGCAACAGCTACCAGCACTACCGACATTGGTGCAATTCTTAGCGCTAAGTCTGCTGGTCGTACTTATGGTGTTTACCTCCCAACTGCTAACTCGGATTACCCGGAAGCTGCTTGGGCGGGTGCTCAACTTGCGTACACTCCCGGCTCGAACGACTGGGACTTTAAGCGTGTAAATGGAGTTACTGTTTCTAAGCTTAGCGCCACCGCTAAAAACAATCTTCGTGAGAAGAACTACAACTTCTACACTGAAGTTGGTGGTGTAAACATTTTCCAAGACGGTAACATGTTTGATGGTCTACCAATCGATTTGAAAAAAGTCGCCTGAGACCGGAAGGTCTCTTGAAAACTCCTTTAATTGCTGGAAACCCGCGAAGACGTATTGACTACAACGTAGAGCCTGTTCTAAAATGATGGCTCAAGCGTGAAAGTTTGAAAACAATATGTTATGTGGCAATCAGCAGCCAAGCCCGAAAGGGAAGGTTCAACGACTAGGCAGTGATGCCGTAGCCTCAAGTGAGGCGAAATGGGGAGCCCCTAAGTATTGTTTATACCGGGTGAAGATATAGTCTGGTCTTACGCGAAAGCGTAAGTGGCGAAAAGGGAGAAACAAATGAATTACGAAAAACTTTACTTTGCGTTTATTGAAAAATATAGGAATCAGCATTTCGAACAAGGTGAATATACCGAATCTCACCATATTGTTCCTCGCCATGCAGGAGGCGATGATTCCAAAGATAATCTAATTGTTCTGTCTTATCGACAACACTGTTTTGCTCACCGACTTTTATGGAAAGCTTATAAGAAAGCCTCAGATTACAAAGCTTGGATTTTAATGAGCAGGCAAGAGGTGGACAAAGTTATTGCTACACACAAAGCCTTGGGTAAAAGAAACGTTGAAACAGGACATTTAGCAAGAATAAGAAAGCTTGCTAATACTCCTTCAAGGCAAAAGAAGCTAGCAGAGCTGAACCACCACAAGGTTGAAACAGGACTTCTAGATGAGTACAGGCTGCTTTCTAATGCAGCATGTAGGGGTTGTTCACACACTGAAGAATTTAAAGAAAGAAAATCTCTTCAAATGAAAAAGTGGGCAACAGAAAACCAAGAACACTATGCCTCGATGATTGAAAAGTCTGTGGCCTTGAAGAAAGAAAATTCAAAATCTCTCTCCGAGGAAGTAATTAAAAACGCGCAAAGAAATGAA